CCTCAGAGTTGTCATACTTGAAAGTAGTGCTTTGATAAATTGGCACTTCAATCGGCTCACCATTTTTTGGGGTATATCCACCCCTCACACATATAGTGTTTACTGATAGTTTCTTTGTTTCCATATTGTGTTAAAATTATACCTTACTTGCATATTACTTGCATTCCTACTTCTTTGCAAGCAAATCCATTAGCTGCTTGATTTGAGCATCCTTGCTCTCTACTTGCTTGCGCAGGTCTTCAATCTGTTCTTTCAGCAACTCTACTTCTTTCGAATCATTATTGCTAACAATCTGTTTATTGTGATGGGCATTATCCTCGTTCACCATATTTATATTAGGTGTTCTGTCTTTACCGAAAACCCAGTCACTTGGACTAACGGCAGCTTTATCATCAAACATTTCGCCATCAGAATTTACTAGCCATTCTTTTCTCAGACCTAGATTGTAGCAAATCTTTTGAATATCATTCTTGGTGAAAGAATACTTTGTATTACTTTCGCTCATCTTTTTATTAAGATTAGCTTGGTTTATGTCTATCACCTTGCAAAACTGAGACATCGACTTGAATTTACTTATATCGAAGCAAAACTTTAAGTTCTTCGCAATATCATTCATAATTCTTAAAATCTGTTTAGAAATTACACATTATGCGCCACCTTTCGTAAACAAAGGTTAAATAACCAAGAATAACAAAACTTTCTCTTCAAAAAGTTTGGTTATTTGAGGTTATTTCCGTACCTTTGCAATCGTTAATCAGTTACAACACTGATAGACGAAAAAGGTGGGACGGAGTTCAAAACACCGTCTAAGCTATTTATCCACTGCAAAGATAGTTATTTAACTTCGTTCCACCAAACTTTTTTGGTTAAATATAGTTATTTGAAGAGAAATAATGAAGATAGAATATAATCAAGAAGAGGTTCGTCAGAGGGTTGCAAAGGTTATAGAGTTGGGCAACTATAAGTCCACAAGGTCGTTTTCGATTGATGTTGGTCTCGATTGCTCTAACCTATCAAAGATGCTAAGAGGTAAGCAGAATTTTACCAAGGCAGCTATGATGGCTATTTGCTCTAACCTAAAGGTTGATTTACAATGGCTCATCTACGGAAAAGGTGATGCACCTGTAATGATAGGTCAGACAGATGACGCAACACAATTACGAATCGAAAAGGCAAGGCTTGAAGAACGAGTACAATGCCTAGAAAACGAAAAAGCATTTCTGCAAAGGATGCTTGAAAAGTAATAGGAGAATAATAAAATGGCAACACCGAAGAAGAAAGTAGTGGTCGAAAAGATTGCTAAGAAATGGCTATCAACTGATGAAGCTGCATCATACATAGGTATGGGAAAGTCGTTCATCGTTGAATTGAGAAAGAGCGGAAAGCTACCACACTGCATGATAGGTCACTCTGCATTCTTCCTCGCAAGCGATATAGATAATCTGCTTGAAAGCCATCGTGTATATTAGAGTTCTGTTGTTTAATATCACCAAGTGTGGTGGATGGGCGAGTTTTTAACTTTAACTATTTCTTTTATATGCTCGCCCAATATGGTTTCGTAGCTCAGATGGTTAGAGCGGTCGGCTGTTAACCGATAGGTCGTAGGTTCGAATCCTGCTGAAACCGCAATTCTTTTAGAATCAGATTATCACTGCAAGTGATGAAACTGAAAGCTAGAGAAGAGTTCTTTGACATATTGGTAAAATGCACAGAATAGTATGCGCATATAAGAATGTAGTAAAGGAGCAGCACTGGCACGCGGTGAGATTACGAAAGGGTATGCGATATACGTAAGACTAGTAATTCTGTTATTGATGAAGTTATCACCGATGAACTACCACGGAAATGATATTGGCATCCAGCCAAGCGAGAAGAATTGTCGTGGAAAGCAAAGGATAATGATAATTCAGAGATAGCAGTCTAGCCAACTCTGAACAGAGTTGAGTCAAAGAATGAGACTCAAACACTACTTTAAAGTAGAGATTACTTCTCAATACTTTAATTAAATAACAACAAAGAGATATTTAGTGTAAACGGAAGCACGTCATACAACTTGAAGATACCGTTCTTATCGTATGGAAGTGTTGGTTCGAATCCGACAATATCTCCAAAGTTCTAAATGTTTTTGCATAAATATTTTATTTGATTACTTGTTTGTTTATATTTTAATTAACAAAATTTGAATTTGAATTTGACAATGATGGCAATGCAGTCTGTCTGTGAAGATAGGCTGCACAAATCGCAGGTTGGAGCAGTGGTAGCTCGCTAGGTTCATGTCCTAGAGGTCGCAGATTCGAATTCTGCACCTGCAACACTCATTTTTTTGGTTATAAGGTTATAAGGTGAAGTTACTTAGTTTTCTAAGTTTTAGCATCAAGTTCGTGAGAATATGATGCTTCATGGTTCTATGGTGTAACGGTAGCACAAGAGATTTTGGTTCTCTTAGAGATTGTTCGATTCAGTCTGGAACTACTCAATATCAATACATTTTTTAATTATTAATTATCTTTCATACTTGTATGACAGCTTGTGAAAGTAGTTGTACTTTATTTGAAATCGGCACTTTTTAAGTGTTTTGTTTACTTAAATAATTTATTTTTTCTCAACTGCTTGGGATAAGGCGTTGAGTTTTGCCCTTAAAGCAATTAGGTAATGCGCTACATACGCAGATTTAATGCTCCGACCAGTATGTAGAGAAGATGGCTCGATACCATCTAAGGGCGCATTTTTACTTTGTCATAAGAAAATGATTAAATTTTAAAATTAGGCTGTTTTTCCTTGGCGGTCAGATTATTAAGTTAGTCTGCCTCCAAGGTTTTTTACGAAAAGAACATGAAGATTATATATAGTATAAAGGTTCACAGAGACCACTTAAAAACGCTGCAAGGTCTGAAATGCTTGCAGTCTGTTGATGTCGGTGAAGATGGCAAGTCAGTTACTTGTCAGTTCAAAGACAACAAGACTAGAGGTTGTCTGATTGCTCATACAAATGATTGGCTTGTTGAATTTGCGACAGGAGAATGGCAGAAGTTTGGCAATGCTGCTTACCAACAACTAGTTTGGAATCCGAGTAAAGTATCTAAAGAATATTAGCTATGTCTGTTGCTAGAGTTGTTCAACACAAGTACACATCAAAAGATGGTACTGAATACGATAGTAGAGAAGAATATCTGTATCACCAAATTCTTCTTGATGACAAGCGAGTTTCTTGTATTCACAGACAAGTGAAACTCAGTATATTCAAATCCCTTTATATGCTTGTGCCGAAACAACTCAAAACAAAGGTTCGGTATGATAAAAGACTGATGGTTAGCGGTCATAGCTATAAACCAGACTTCATATTTTGGGAAGAGGGAAAATTGATTGTTTGTGATGTGAAATCAAAGTACACTCATTCTCTCAGGGAGTTCAGAATAACTGCCAAGGGGTGTATCAATAAGATTGTTGCACACAACAAGAAACGTCATAATGGTGAGCCGTTTGTGGTTTTTCGTGAAGCTATCCATATCAAGAAGAACGAATGGAAGATAATCGACTACCCACCTGACGGAAATAGTTATTGTGAGATTTAATTCATTCATAATTTATTTAAAATTTATAGTTAGTTATGTAAACCGCCCCTACGCCGACTAAGGTTGCCGTAGAATAGGATGTGGAGTTGCTCTTTGGGCAAGAGTATGAATCGAAAACGCACCAAGGGGAAATAAAACCTCTCGTAAGTTTGGCATGTGGTGTGTCTTTTGAAACCTCGGAAACGAAGCATCCTTTTAAAAACAGTTTAATAGATGAATACAAAAGAATTAGACGGTTATCTGAAATTTCTCTCAGAAAAACAGACTGCCGTTCAAGAAAGCGGTTTTTACGTTGAGGATAGTGATTTGAGTCCTCAACTATTCCCATTTCAAAAGTATTGTGTTAAGCGAGCATTGAAAGTTGGTCGCTTTGCTATGTTTGAAGACTGTGGATTGGGAAAGACGTACCAGCAATTAGAGTGGGCACAACAAGTGGTTAACCACATTAATAAACCTGTTCTTATTCTTGCGCCATTGGGTGTTATAGGTCAGACAATCAAAGAAGGAGTTCATTTCGGCTACAAAGTAACTGAGATTGCTCTTACGACATTCGACCAGGACTTGGATGCTGGTATCTATATTACCAACTATGATAATATGGATAACATTGATGCTTATCTGTTTGGGGGGGTCGTTCTTGATGAGAGTTCAATATTGAAGAACTTTGCAGGTAAGACAAGAACCGCTCTTATTGAGGACTTCAAGAATACACCTTATAAGTTATGTTGCACTGCAACGCCTTCTCCAAACGATACTACCGAGCTTTGTAATCATGCAGAGTTCTTGAATATTATGACAAGAAACGAAATGCTTGCGATGTATTTTGTACATGATGGCGGCTCTACATCTGATTGGAGACTGAAAGGTCATGCGCGACAAGACTTTTGGGATTTTGTTTCTACTTGGGCAGTCATGCTCAGTAAACCATCTGATATTGGTTTTAGCGATGATGGATATATTCTTCCACCGATGAATGTTATTGAAGACTACATCGTTACCGAAAAGAAAGATAACGGTGCTCTCTTTAATGATATGGCTGTGTCTGCAACGGATTTCCATAAAGAGCTTAGAAGAACTATCAAGCAACGTCTTGAAAGAGTTGCTGAGATTGTTAATGCTTCTTCTGAGAATTGGATTATCTGGATTGGGCAAGATGAGGAAGGTAAGGTTCTTCGTGAACTGATTCCCGATGCAGTTGAGGTTAAAGGTAGTGATAGCAAGCAATACAAGAAAGATAAGTTGCTCGGATTTGCCAATAACGAGTTCAGAGTGCTTGTTACTAAGTTGAAGATTGCATCATTCGGTCTTAACTATCAGAACTGCCGTAACCAGATGTTTGCTTCACTTGATTTTTCATTTGAAGCTACCTATCAAGGTATCAGACGTTCATATCGTTTCGGTCAGAAAGATGAGGTGAATATCCACATCATTACTCTTGATACGATGCAGAACGTGAAATCATCATTCGAGGAAAAGCAAAAGCAGTTCCTTGAAATGCAGAAGTCTATGACCGAAGCTATGTGTCGTAACATCAATAATCAGATAAAATTAAAGAAGATGGAAGTTGATAATAAGTATCAATCAAAGAACTGTGACATTCGCCTAGGCGATTGTGTACAGCTCATTCAGAATGTTCCCGATGAGAGTATAGGTTTATCTATTTTCTCTCCACCATTTGCGGAACTTTACACATATTCCGATAAGTTAGAGGATATGGGTAATTCAAAGGACTATAAGGAGTTCTTTACTGCCTTCAAATATCTTGTCAAAGAATTGTATAGAGTTCTTTGGAGCGGTCGTAACGTTGCCGTACATTGCATGGACTTGCCTATCCAAAAAGGTAAGGAAGGATATATCGGTCTTCGTGACTTCTCAGGTATGATTCTTGAAGCATTCCAAGAAGTAGGTTTCATTTATCATTCTAGGGTAACGATTTGGAAGAATCCTGTAACCGAAATGCAGAGAACAAAGGCACTCGGTCTTCTCCATAAGCAAGTAAAGAAAGATGCGGCTATGAGCCGTGTCGGAATCCCTGACTATCTTATGGTATTCCGTAAGGAAGGCGAGCATGAACACCCAGTTCATTGTGATATATCTGTTGATACTTGGCAAAAGTACGCCTCGCCAGTGTGGATGGATATTGATTATTCTAAAACACTTAATGGTATTAAGGGTCGTGACGAGAATGACGAGAAGCATATCTGTCCATTACAACTTGAAACAATCGAGCGAGCAATAACTCTTTGGAGTAACAAGGGTGATAAGGTTCTTACACCATTCCTTGGAATCGGTTCTGAGGTTTATCAGTCAATTAAGATGGGTCGCTTTGGTGTCGGCTTTGAATTAAAGGATAGTTACTTTAATGAAGCTGTAAAGAATTGTAAAGCTGCCGAGGCTGATACAAATGCACCTACATTGTTCGATATGTAGTTTTTCATTTGCCCTTATATATGCTCACGTGAATCGGTGCGGTGGAACTTGCGTGAGGTTCACTTTGTAATAGTCTGAGCACTGCACCGATTATTCTTTGGATATTATTTTCTTTCATAACCAAGCCCAACCGATGATAGTGTTCCTTGGGCAAGAACGATAATGGTACGACACTGCTAGAAATAGTAGCACTCTTGAAATTTGGTGGCTATCATCGGTACTTTAGATGTCTTTAGAGTAGGTCAATGTTTAACGAGCCAAGGCAGTTCCGACCGACCATCGGGAAATAGTCAATACAATCCTTGTAGGATTCATCACTTAAATTTTGCCAACTGCCGAGGCTCATTTTTTTCAAAGTATGGGAGGTGTATAATGGCGAGATTAACGATTGAAGAATTAAAGAAAGACCCATTGACAAAAGGCGATTTTGAGCGTATGAAAATTATGGGATTAGACCCAAATGAGCCTTGGGCGTTAGTTTGTAAGATATTGGATTTTTGTGACGATGGTTACTTTAATATGAGAGCTTTGAATCTATTCTCCATATATGTAACTGGTTACTTCGATTGTTATCGTAGATTAAATTCTGAAAAGATAGAAAAGATTAAAAAAGTTTTTGGATAATGAAAGGTATGTATTATATATGTTATCTTGTTGCTATGCTTGTTCTTGTAGTTGCTGCCGAGATAATCAACTTCGCAAGCAAGACTGTATGCGGAAAGAAAGTTATAACGAGGTTTGAATTATGATTGATAAGAATAGTGAGAAATATAAAAACCTGATAGACTGCGGATATTCGGAAGAAATGATAGACGCAGCCTATAAGTACGCAGACAAGAATGTTGCGTATGGTGGAAGTGACGGCTATGATGATGCGCTTGCTTATGTAATAGCTTTGGCATTCATCGGAGGATATAACCATGCAAAAGACAACGTTATTAAAAAGCTAGGACTATGAGTATAATTTTATTTGCGCTTGCTGCAACCGCTCTTATGTTTGCAGTTGTTGGCGCAATAGCGATGATGCTAGGTCTGGATAAAGAAGATTAGCAAAATGAGAAGCGAATCAAGGCACAGCCAGCTCGACCACGAAAGATATATGAGAAATCGTGAAGAAAGACTGCAAAAGCAAAGAGATTATTACCGAGATAATACTGAACTTTGCAAGGCTAGCGTAGCACTATGCAAAAAGAAAAGAGTAGAAAGAGAAAGATTATTATTGTTTAATTAATTAAATATGTAGTTATTGTGGCAAAAGACAAAATTAAGTTGGTTTTCGAGATTGACCGCTTTAAGGTTATCGGTTGTCTCGCACGTCACTGTGAGACTAAGGAAGAGTACGATGAAATGATGAAAATCATTAATAGTACAGATGAGATTGTTCGTGATGATGCAGAACTGGAGGTTACACATTGCAACATGATTCTCGATAAGATATTGAGCGACAACGAGAACTTGGCTCTTCGCAAACGTTTGGAGAGCGAGGATGAAACACTCAACAATGGCGAAGGTGGTAGTGGTGATGGTGACAACGATGGTGACAACAACGTAAAGTGCATCGAAATCAAAGGCAATGTTGCCAAAGACATTTTTGACAAACTAGCATCTTTGGCTGGAATGGGAAAGGAGGATAAGTAATGAGAAGTCGTACAGCATCTTGGTTTGAAACCAAGATTAAGTATCAGAAATGTATGGAGGATGGCTCGGAAAAAGTAGTCAATGAACTTTATGTTGTTGATGCACTTTCTTGCACCGAGGCAGAAACATCTGTCATTGAAGAAATGAGTTGCTATATTAGTGGTGATTCTGCCGTTACAAGCGCAAAGAAAACCAACTATGGCGAGATTTTCTTCTCTGACTTGGATGATGATGATAAGTGGTACAAGGCAAAACTCCAGTTTATCACTATTGATGAGAAATCCGATAAGGAGAGACGTTCTAACGTTACTTACTTGGTTCAGGCTAAGTCGTTGGCACGTGCTCTTCGATATATTGATGAGGTAATGGGGAAAACAATGATTGATTACGACATCGTAGGTCTCAACGAAACAAAGGTCTTCGATGTATTTGAACATCACGCTCCATCTTCCGAAAACAAAGAGGAAAAGAATGAGTAGAATCGACAAACTTATAGCATCTATGCCGCCAAGAATGGCTAATGCAGTAATCCATCAACGCAAGTTACATGCTTGCTTGATGGAACTTACTTCAAACAAGTCAAGAGAAGTGGCGGCTAGAGCTATTTTTCTGAATTACCATGATGGTGAAGGCAGAAAGTTAGGTACGATTCCACATTATTATGAGAAAGGCTCGATAATGGTGGAAACGTACTTTAGTTATATTGATAGAGTTTATTAATTTTAAAATCTATACAAATGGATATAGAACAGTTAAATAAAACGCCTCATAATCAGATTTGCGATTTGGCAAGAGACAGATTCATCGAGGTGTACAATCAGAAGTTCGGAGAGGGAGGAGAAGTGTTCTTTGAAGAGCAGAAAGCTCTGTTTAACAATGAGCTTCTCAACGGCTCATTTAAGGGTTATCTCGAAAAAGCTACATCGTTGAATATTCACGATGCCTTCATGAACTTGGCTATTAATGGATTGTCGCTAGAAAAAGGAACTGCAACACTCTGTTACCTTATGGGTTATAGCAACTACGACAAGAATACCCGACAATCAACTTATACGGCTAAGATTACATATACAGGATATGGTGAGATTCTTCTTCGTCAAAGGGCTGGGCAGATTCTTCGTTGTGACAACCCTGTAGTGGTATATGATTGCGATGATTTCCGCTTCGGTGAGCGTGACGGTCATAAATTTGTTGATTATGTGAAAACCTATCCACGACCAACAAATTCACGTATCGTTGCTTGTTACGTAAAGATTATCCTTCCAAATAACTCATACGATTACTTCGTTCTTGACCGCGAAGGTATCGACAGATTGCGTGAATATTCTGCTAAATTTGGCGGTCAAGACCACAAGGCTAACGCTCTATATGGAGGTAGTTATACTGGTAATGATGGCAAAATGTACTTCAAGGATATTGATACAGGATTCCTTATCTCTAAGACTTGTAAGCATGCTTTTAAGACTTACCCTAAGTTGCCAGTCGGTCTTGGCGGTATGTTGCAAGCTGATGTTGACAGCCAACCTCAACAACAGCAGCAACAAGAAGCTTTTGGTGCTTCGCAAACTGAGACACAGAAAAATGGTGTCAAGGCAAAGGTTGACGATGATTCTCCATTTTAATTTATAAAGTATGGCTGAAAATACAGAATTGCAGTTGGTACAACAACAAGCAAACAATATTACAAGACAGATTGCAACGCTCAAATCCGATACGGAAAATGCGGTGCAAGCTAACAGAAAGTCTTATGAGGCATGTGTTCAGGCAGGTGAATCTCTTCTGTCTGATATTAGTGCTTCTGGTATGAATGATGCTCTTGACGAGAAAGCTGCTGAATTTATCAAGAAGGCTAAACTGACAGAGAAAGCAATGACGGAGAAACGTAAGGGTGTTACCCAAGTGTTCGATATTGTCCGTAAGGGTTTTACTATGATGGAGAACCTTATCTCTATCAAGAACACCGATTCTGTTGTCTATAAGATTCAGGAGAAGCGCAACGAGTATGCGGCATACAAGCTTGAACAGCAGCGTAAGGCTGAGCAGGAACGCCTGCGCCAGGAGCGCATCAAGGAGGCCAAGATTAAGTTGAAGACTGATACGATTGATATCTTGAACAATCTCCTTACAGAGCATTCTTCTGCTGCTATCAACTCACTTAATAATACGTTCTCTCTTCTCACCCTTGATAACAAGGATGAAGTTAAGAAACGTATTACAGAGTGTTCTGATGTTCTTGACCTCGGACATCTGTTTGTTAATAACAAGCCTTCATACTCTTCTGAAATTGAAGAGAATGACGCAAAGGATATTATGAACGGCGCATACAAGGAAATTTCCGCATCATTGCTTGCGTCTTATAAGCAGACTGTCACTGCTACACGTGACGAACTCCTTATGAAGTTTGATTCTAAGATTGCTGAACTTCTTGAAATCAAGAAGGCAGAAGAGGAACGCAAACGTAAGGAAGATGAGGCACGTAAGGCTGAAGAGGAACGCAAACGCAAGGAAGAGGAAGCACGTAAGGCTGCCGAGGAAGAGCGCAAAAAGCAAGAAGAAATTCAGCGCATCAAAGATGAGGAGGAGCGCAAGCGCAAGGAGGCAGAGCTGAAAGCTGCCGAAGAAGAACGCAAGCGCAAGGAGGCAGAACTGAAAGCTGCCGAAGAAGAACGCAAGCGCAAGGAGGCAGAAGCTGCCGCTGCTGAAGCTGAACGTAAGGCTAAAGAAGAGGCTATCCGTAAGGCTGATGAAGCAGCCAAGGAAGAGCAGCAACGCAAGCTTGCAGCAGAGCAAGAAAAACGTGATGCTGAAAACGCAGCACAACATGCTACTGCACAAGCTCAATCGCTCTTCGCTCAGACTTCTGTTGGCAACACAAGTAAGCAGAAAATAAAGGTCACAAAACGTCTTGTCGTTACTGACAAAAACGCTTGGCTCGATATTATTCAGCAGTGGTGGACGATTGAGGGTTCTTTTATGTCACCTGACAAACTTGCTTCTAAGTTGGAGTTTATGCGCAAGGCTTGCGAGAAACATGCCAACAACGAAGAAGAGTATATCGTTTCTCCTTATATTAAATATGAGGATGAAGTAACAGCTAAGTAATATGGCAGAGCAACCGTTTGACCCTTATTATTCACGTGGTGAGGTTTCCAACTCAGACCTCACCGCATTGAAGTTCGCTCTTAACCCACAGCTCAACTTCGTTAAGGAATCAGACAAGAAAAAGGCATTCCATCTTGGTACTCTCGTTGATGCTCTCGTTACCGAACCAGAGAAGTGTAATCATTATGCTATGACGGTTGATGATGAGAAATACACAGAGAAAGATTGGAAATGGGGATTAGACAGACTTGCGGTATTAAAGAAACAAGCAACAAAGGACAGATTTCTTGATTTTGTTCTGAAAAATGCGGTCGGTCAGAAAACATTCATCAATCCACACATGAAGATGGAATATCAAGGCTTCGAGTTTGAACTACCTGTGCGATGTAAATTCGACTGGTGGCTTGGCGAGTTTGGCGGTGACTTGAAGACTACCGCGGCTACGTCACAAGAACAATTTGAAGCTCAGATTGATTTCGTGGATTGGGATAGAAGCCGTGCATGGTATATGGACTTGACGCACAGCATTGACCCTAGATACGGAAATCAAGACTTTATCTTTGCAGTCTCAAAGACTAAGAAGAAAGTATTCTACAAAAAGATTGAACGTGGTGACGAGTTGTATTTGCGTGGTAGAGAGAAGGCTCTTGAATGGGCTTTCAGAATGTGGTGTTTATTATAATTATTATTATGTCAGATAAACCAAAATTATACGATTATCAAGAAGAGGGTGTACGCATGGAACTCGCTATGAAACGTTGCATAAATGGTGACGATATGGGAACTGGCAAGACGGTTCAATCTATCGTTGCCATTGAACGTGCAAAAGCGACTCCTTGCTTGGTTATTTGCCCTGCTGCCCTCAAAGTCAATTGGGAACGTGAAATCAAGAGATTCACAAATCTTCGTCCGCTTATCCTTACGGATTCTGTAAACGCAACATACGGCTATCATCTTACTAAGATGGATTTGTATGATGTGGTTATATGCAATTACGAGTCTCTTGCTAAATATTTCGTTGTGTCACTCGGAGAAAAGCCGTTAAAGCTTAAAAATTTCATTTTTAGGAATGAGGTCGATATTCTGAAATCGGTCATTATTGATGAGTCTGCAAGAGTTAAAGACCCAACGACAAGGCAGTCAAAAATAATAATGGGTATTTGCCAAGGTAAGGAATATATCTACGAGCTGACTGGTACGCCTGTGGTTAACCATGCTACTGATATGGCTTGTCAGTTGGCTATTCTTGGTAGAATTGATGAATTTGGCGGATATGGCGAGTTCTGTAATAGATATGGAGAAAACGAGAATCTCGAAGAGCTTAATCAAAAGATTCACGAAACATGTTACTTTCGCAGAGAAAAGAAAGATGTGCTCAAAGATTTGCCTGAACTAACAAGAACAACAATTAGTGTTGCTCTTGATTCTGAAACACAAGAAGAGTATGATACTTGTCAGAAAGACTTGCTTACATTCCTTCTTGAATATAAGAATTGCTCTGAGGATGAAGCTAGAAAAAAGCTACGAATGAAGGCATTAGTTAAATTTATGAATCTTCGTTCTATATCTGGAAAGGGAAAGATGAAAGCAACAATCGAGTTTCTACATGATACGGAAGAACAGATAATTGTGTTCGCAGAACATCGTGACGTTGTTGATGCAATCAAAAAGGAGTTTCCTAATGAGGTATGTTCCGTTACTGGCTCTGATAATCAGCAGCAGAAACAATGGGCTATTGACTCTTTCCAAGCTAAGAAAAAGAGAATAATCATCTGTTCCATTAAGGCTGCTGGTGTAGGATTAACTCTTACGGCTTCATCGAATGTCGTATTCACAGAGCTACCTTGGACGATGGCAGACTTATCTCAGTGTGAATGCCGTGCTTATCGTAACGGACAGAAGAATGCTGTTACATCGTGGATTCTGATGGGAATTGATACTATTGACAGTTATCTTTATAGCTTGATTATGAAGAAAGGTTCTATAGCATCAAAGGTTACTGGTGAGCAAGATTCCGCTATTAAGGATGTTGCCTACTTTGATGAGTTGGCTGATTTGGTTTTACAAAATTCTTTAAATAAAAAATAATGGAAATTCAAGGAAAAGTTATTGCCGTTTTACCTGAAAGAAGCGGCGTTTCTGCAAGAGGTGAGTGGAAGTCTCAGACCTATGTAATAGAAACACAAGAGCAATATCCTAAGAAGATGGCTTTTGACGTTTTTGGGGCAGATAGAATTGCTAATTTTGGCATTCAGCTCGGTGAGGTTATTAACGTTAGCTTTGATATTGATGCGCATGAATATCAAGGCAGATATTTTAATCAGATTCGTGCTTGGAACGTTGTTCGTCAGGCGCAGCAAGCTCCTACACAAGATGGCGGTTTTAGTGGCAATGTTCAGTCTGGCGCACAGGCAGCGCAACAAGCTATGGCAAGTTCTGCTAATGCTGCTGGCGTGGCAAACCCGACGAATCAGCAAAGTCTGTTTCCACCTGCACAGCCACAGCAACCGCAAGCTGCTGCTCCATCTTCTGATACGCAGTCTTCTGATGACTTGCCCTTCTAGCGTAGAGTTAATCAAACGAGCATTCAACGCTTATGTGGTTCAATCTAAAAAATGTGTTTGAGCTAGAAAAGTTTAGAGCAAAAGTAACCGAGTTGGAAACCAAAGGTGCTATGGTAGAACTGAAAGAGAAGCGTGGGCGTTCCTTAAATCAGAATGCCTACCTTCATTTACTTCTATCAGCATTTGCTCTTCAATACGGCTACACTCTAGACGAAGTTAAGACACATTACTATAAACTGGTAGTGAACAAAGATATATTCCTCAGAGAAGGGATTGATAAATTCACAGGAGAATGCTATAAGTATCTTCGTTCTTCTGCTGACCTTACGAAAGACGAAATGAGTAAATCAATTTCTGATTTCAAATTGTGGGCAAAAGAAGAGGCTGGTTTTGATTTTCCCGACTCTGATGAATATATCGCACTACTGCATATTCAGCATGATATTCAGAAAAACGAGCAATACTTGCAGTAGTATTGTGTAACATACAATTTTAAATACAATGGATTCTTTTAAGATTAGCAAAGAACAATATTGTGATTTAATGAAACTTGATAGGACAAATGCCGTAAACTTGTTTGTTTATCTTCTCGCAAATGCAGACGATAACGGAACATTGATTGTTAGCATCCGCAAGATTTCGAGTGAACTATGTATTGGAGTGCAAACCGTAAGAACGTTGCTTAAACATTGGTATATAACACACATACTAACACACCAAGTAACACACCAAGGTAGCGTAATAACTATTTGTGATATAAAAAGTTACAAAGGTAGGAAACGTGCTGCTAACACATCAAGTAACACACTTGCTAACACACAAAAAACTATCAAGGAACGAAAGAAAGATTTCGCAGAAAGTTTGAAACCTCACATCGAAAAGTACGGAAGGGATATGTTGAATGATTTCTATCGGTACTGGACAGAAATAAATGATGGTGGAAAAAAGATGCGGTTTGAAATGGAGAAAGTGTTTCAAATTGCAAGCAGATTGGTTACGTGGAGCAATAACAATAAATATCATTATAAGAATACCAACAGTCTTCCTGTTGGTATGAATTTGCAGAATAGTAAAGATAAAGATTACACAAAAGGGCTTGATAGATGGAACAAATAAATAGCGAATATTTCAAGAACCTTGTATCTCAGATGCGAGATACTGGTTATCCGCAAGAAATTGACAGAGTACAAATAAGCATTCCTAATGCAGAGAAACGTTTGCGTGGCGGCTTGCAGTATGTTGTTAATATGAAGTCTGGATGTAATGCCGAATGGAACGAACGCAATTACCGACCTATTGTTGATTGGATGACAGACAACAAAGGAAAAGGTTTATTGATGTTCGGCGGTTGCGGATTAGGTAAGTCGGTAATCGGAATGTATATCCTTCCTCTTCTTATTAAAGATGTACATAAAAAGGTGGTAAACATCTTTAGCGCACAAGAGTTGAACCAAAAGATTGATGAAATTCTCAAACTTCATATTATCTATATTGATGATATTGGTACAGAGGATAATCTTAACTCTTATGGCAACAAGCGTATGCCATTTGCTGAACTTTGTGACGCTGCTGAAAAGAAGGGAAAATTGCTTATCCTTACCACAAACCTCAGTATTGACGAGCTTACTGAGAGATATGGAGATAGAGTTGTGGATAGACTGATAGCAACAACAAAAGCAGTTCCTTTTACAGGTGATTCTTTGAGAAAGTAATTATGGCAGACGTAAGTAAAATGGCAGAGGAATGGCTCAGTGAGCACCCTAATGCGACACAAAAAGAAATATGGTTAGCTGGTTATTGGAAATCTACCGATAACTGGTGCAACCGAACCAAGTAAATTCTAGAATTGAAAACGAATTAATATATAGATAAATATGAGTCATTTTTTAACATTGGTAATTGGCGATGAGCCAGAGAAACAACTCGCCAAGTATGATGAAAATCTAGAGCTGCCTATGCATTTATACATGACTAAAGAGCAGCTTATTAGTGAAAAACGTAAGGAGATTGAGGAATACAAAAAGAATTACTATGATGTGTTCCTACAAGATAAAGATGCATATCTTGCCAACTGTTGCAAGGAACATGCAGATTATATCGAGAACGAATTTCCAAAGCATCTTAACTGGACGGACGAACAGATGTATGAGGATGCCGTGAAATATTATCGTATGGATATAGATGAAGGAAGCGAGGATATTGAGATACATGAGGACGGCAGCGTTTGGCGCACCTATAATAATGATGCCAAATGGGATTGGTATCAAATGGGAGGCAGATATGCTGGAAGACTTCAATTAAAGGATATATCAATGGATGCTCCATTATTCTATCCAGAATTTGCTCCTACATTCTATTCAAGAGAAGGCATTAACTATTTCAAAAAATTAAAGGCAGAAGGTCGTTGCGACCAAGCTCGCATTAAGGATATATCCAATGTAGAAGAAATATCAGTATTCGCTGTTGTTAAGGATGGGAAATGGTATGAGCGTGGCAAAATGGGTTGGTTTGCCGTAGTATCAGACGAAAAAGACAAAGATGCATGGAGCGAAGAAGTGAAACAACTTCTTGCATCACTTCCTCCTGACACTCTTCTAACGATGTATGATTGCCACATATAATCATTAACAAAAAAATATTTAAAAATGACGCAGACAGAACGTATTGAGAACGCAACCACCAAGCAAGCGGTAGTGTTCATAGGAGTTTATTCTTGGGTTATCCTGAGAAATATAGGAAGAGCAATCAATAAGGCAGTTCACAAGCTGCCCTGGTTGTTCATCGTGGTAACGATAGTAATATCGTTTATCGTTAGCTTCGTCTTTATATCTAAGGCAAGGGCAGAGCGAGATAGCTATAATCAGAAGCTAGTACACGCAACACAGCAGCTTGATAGCTTCTATGCTGCATACGGAAACATTAAATCAAAGTAATATGGACGGAATGGTAATCAATAATTTGTCTGCACAAGCAACTACAGAATGCGGACTGTTACAACAAGAACTTCTTAAATCGTTTGTTGAGGCTGAAAAACAAAACGGTATTACAGAAAGCCTAATGAAAAGATTGGCATCCAAAAAGATAGATGCAATATCAGATATGTATGGAAACGTACATGTTACCAATGATAAATTTGGCGAGTGTGGTAGCGACTTTTACATTGATGCAACCGCTGATAGAATTACGTTGTCTCTAAAATATTACGTTTATAGGATTCCATTGGACGGATTATCTAATCATGATAAAAGAATTGCTAAACTTTATAATAAACATGTGTACAGTTACGATACAGCCAATAATGTATCATCTGGTTTTAATACATTTCGACCTTGGGGTGGTCTTACAGGTAGTTGCGATTGGAGTTACTCTATTGATGATATTCTCAAAAGTGATTTTCTAACAGAAGGCATTAGTGTTGATAATGCAATAGGTGGTGTATTTAAAGTCTTTCTTAAATAGTATGCAGACAAATTGGAATCCAAATAACTCGTGTGTGCTCGCAGGTGTTCCTCTTGCAGTTCCATCGAAAGAACAGATAAGCAAACTCTACATGCTTTTCTATTCTATGGTAGGCGGCTTTGCTAAAATTGTCAAGTCTAACATAGATGAAACATTCAAACTTGTATCGGAAGACAAAAAGATATTTAAGTTTGATGTAAAGAGAAGAATGACAGAGGCGAAGGAATTTTCCGATGAATTGATTGACTTATTCAAAGTACGAATGAAAGCTGACGGCATGTCTGAGATATGGGATAAGCTTACTTTTATCATCAAGTTCAATCTACAAGATGATGTAAGGAAATGTTATTACGCACTCGATAACCAATTTCTAAAGCATCATATCGAAAGGCATAAGATGTACACAATGGTTGTTATGTCTGGAATATTGAGCGGAATGCTTGAATCTTCTGTTTCTGCATTTAGAAAGACAATGAATGAATATAACGGTTCTTGGGCAACAAATATTGCAGAATACTTTATTATTCCAATTAAGGGAGTTCATTCTCGTATGCGTAATGCAGTGGAAGCTATATATCCTGAATCTGTAGATAAGAAAGTGTTTTCAGAGTGCCCTGACAAACTCTCTCTAGGATTCGAAATCATCGGGAAAAAGGTGCTTGATTATAAACGTGCCGAAAAAGCACTTGCAGATGCTTGTATATTCAGTGGTCTTAATCTTGATATAAACGGAATTATCATAGATGGAGAAGATGCGCAAGATAATACTGGCACTCCTTGGAATGAAGCTCAATTAAGAGCATTAAAAACAGGTTACCCAGACTCCTCTAACAAAGATATTGCTAGAATAGTTGGCAGAAGCGTTTACGCGGTCGCAAAACAAGCTAAGAAACTCGGATTGAAGAAATCTTATGAGTTTCTTAGAGAAACTAGAATAGCTAACTTAAAACGTAAGAAAAATAAAAAATAAATATAACGAGGAGGTGTAACTATGGAAGATTTACCTGTAGGCGCAGAAGTCACATTAAAGGTGGTTGAAGCGGAGAATTGCGATGGCTGTTTCTTTGATGAGCTAACATGCAATATGTATGACAACATTTGTAAACGAATTAAGTGCGATAGACTAGAGCGCAAAGACAGAAAGAATGTTCAATTCAAAAGAGTAAAGTGATATGGAAGAAAAGATAAACATAGCGAAAATCCTAAATGATAAGCCGCGAGGAACTAAGCTGTATTCTTCCGCTTGTGGTAAATGCAAGTTAGAAGAAGTAGATGATAAAAGTTTCAAAATATCCTTCTATAATTCAAAGTTTGGTTTTATGAATGGTGGAGAAGGGTATCTTGATAAAAATGGCAAATTGTATGATGACGGAGAATGTGTTGTTTTTCCATCAAAAGAAATGCGTGATTGGGAGAAGTTTGCTTGGAAGAGGGGTGATGTGTTGGTAAATAGCAGAGGTTTAAAGATACTCTTCGATAGATGGGCAAATGACAACTATACTAGTTTCTATGCAAAGACAATTAATTTGGTAGAAGATGGTTTTCTTGATACCAATTTACATACTTTAGCATCAGAAAAGGAGGCGAAATCTTTTATCAAATGTATTGAGGAAAAATTAGGTGGCAAACTCAATCGTGAGACTCTTGAAGTAGAGAAGACTCAGCCAGAGTTCAAGGATGGGGATATTGTGTTTATGAAAGGAATTAAAAGTGGATATTATGCAAATTGTATTTTCATCTTAAGAAGTGAATATAAAGATGGAGACGAAAGAGCTTTTTACTATGCTTTCTATAATACTGACGATAAATTTACTATAGCTGAATATGGTTACACAAGAATTCATTATAGTCTTCGTCTAGCAACTGACTCTGAGAAGCAGCAGCTCTTTGATGCTCTCGCAAAGAAAGGCAAGACTTGGGATAGTGAGAAGAAAGCTATTGTGGATTTGAAGCCAAAGTGCGAGTTTAAGCCATTTGATAAAGTGTTGGGGCGAAATGAGAAAGATGATGTATGGGAAGCTGAACTCTTTTCTCATTATAGAGAAGAATCACAATATCCTTTTCGTTGTATCGGATTTAGTCGTAAGTATTGTATTCCTTACAACGAAGATACAGCACATCTACTAGGAACGACTGATGATTGGGAAGGAGGTGAGCAATGATTAGAGACGAAGCAAAGATAATTGTAACACCAACTGGTGTATCACTTAAAGAAGCCTTGACTAGTGAAGAAATCAATGCAATCAATGAAGCTCATATCTATCGTGGTTATGATTGCATTCCACATTTTAAACTCGCTGGTAATCCTCCTAGTGGCAAGGAAAGCTGTAGAACTAGGAGAATGTTAGAACTCAGAAAAAGAAAGGGTAGATTATGAATGATGAAAGCATAGATATTAATCTTAGTTTTATCAATACTGATTATTTCTCAGTATCTGTAAGGGATGGGGCTATTTCAGTTATTGGTAGAATAACCAAGTTAGAGATGGAAAATTTTGTAAAGGCTCAATATTTCGAGATTAAAGAGGTATTGGATAAAAATAGTAAGAAAGGAAGATAATTATGATAGACGATAAGAAAATAGAAGCTGCCAAGGAAGAAATCTACGAGGATAGATTCTTGCTTAATGGCGAAGAGATAGTCTTCAACAATGATGAAAAGGAAGAAATGTTCTATGAGGGGGACATCAAAGAAGCTATTGGACTAGGTGCTAAGTGGGCTATCAATGAGTTCTTGGACGATTTGAACAAATTGATTCATCCTGCTAGCGAAGTTCCTAGAAATGATAACGGAAAGATTCTCGCATTCTCAAAAGTGAATAGTAATATGAAGCTCTACGACATGAACGCTATGTTAAATGAAACTGTTTGTGACACATATCAAGAAATGTGGGAAATTAGAGTTAGAGCATATACTTTTACTGATTGGGTATTCGTAGATGAATTGTTAGACTTGATTACGAAAGGAGGTGAGCAATGAAAGAGGTTGGAGAAAGAACCATTCTTGAAGCAGTTGAGCAGAATGGTTGCGATGGTTGTTTCTTTTGCCATGATGATACGTGTTATAACCCGACATATAATGATTGGGCAGATGGATTTCAGTGTGAGTCAGAAGACCGCTCAGATGGCAAGAGTATAATATTTAAAGAAGTTAAGAAGTAAAGGTATGAGCAGAAAATTAATGAATTTGGCTTTGATGTACACTGCTATCACGGCTTATGCTAGTGAGTATCCGTTCGGAACCCCAAGCCCTAGACTTGATACACCAAATGGCAACATTCCCACTGACAAGCAGAAGTGTCAGCCAAAGGCACAACATGAGTTCACTGTCAGGGGGATTAAGATTATGGCTGCATCAAAGAATGATGCTATCAAAAAGTATAATCATCGTAAAAAGTAAAGTGTATGGATAATAAATTAGAATATATACCAGGTGATTTGGTGATGACAAACGGAGTACCACTAGGTACAGCTAAAGATGTCGTTTACCGAGTAACATCATCAGACCCATCAAAGACTTTGGAGTTGGACGATGGAACAGTACTGAAAGGTGTTGTCTGTTTAGAGAACATCGAAGGTTCGGAATTTGGAGAGAAAGGCTATCTCTCAGGTGACTGCTGTGCTTGGGTTAAGGATATTGTTCCTATTAATCTTGTGCCCGCAATTTTGGAGAAGAATGGATGCTATAAATCCCGAATTATCTAAGGATATTAAAAAGGCTGTTCAAAAATCTTTTGATAGTATTCAAAAAGAGTTTGATGAGCTTTAGCAACTAACCACCCTCTCCTGCAACAGGGAGAGGGTAAAAAGAAGAGAATATGTTAAAAAGGAGTGAATTTAAAAGAGGAGAATTTCTTGTAACAAGTGATGGAAATATATTTATCCATGATGGTTATATAAATGGTGATGGATATGGATGTTTGATTGGTATGGATTCCAACGGCGATATTCAAAAGCAAAGTGATTGGGGAAACTTTATGCGCTATCCAATAGACCATATAGCATCAGATAAAGAAATAGACATCCTTATGCGAAAAATAATGGATGCAAAGCATATTACAAATTACTAATTATCATCCTATCCTTGGTAACAGGGAGAGGGTAAAAAGAAGAGAATATGATTAGATTTGAATATCGAACCTATTGTAACGAGTATAAGATAATAAAGGTAAGCAGAAAAGCTTATATTATTGAATACATAGATTACAATCATCCTTGCTGGATGATTAAAGAACATAAGTTCAAGTCTAGGTTAAAGGCAGAGAAACATATTAAAAAACATTTTATTGTGGAGGATAAGCAATGAGCAAAGAAAAGGCTATCGAGAAAATACAATATGCTGTAATGCAAGTAGCTTCTGTCTATGCCTGTTCTGCTATCTTTGATGAAAAGACAAAGGTAATAGAAGGCAGACAGAAAGAACTTGAAAAAGCGATTGTCAATTTGCATGATGCACTTAAAGAGTTGGAGGATTGATATGATACAAAAACAGACATGGAAGGACGAAATCAGAATTTTAATAACTGATGAAGAAAATCTTGGCTCAGTTCAAATAGGCATTCCGTTTTATGTTAGTAATATTTTCGGCAAAGCTGATGCTCTAATATATGCACTATTTGTAGATAATAATCATAGAAGAAATGGTGTTGCACAACGCCTATTACAACTAGCAGAACAGCAAGCTAAGTTGAATGGAGTGAAGACAATCGGATTGGAATATTTTGAAGATGAATCTGATAGATTTGTCCTAGATTGGTATCTCCGTAGTGGTTATAAACTATTTAATAAGAAAAGTAATTTATTAATAAAAAAGTTGGATGATTGATTATGAACAGAAATCAAGCTAAAGAATTTTATCCTTTCTTGCAAGCTTTTGCAGAAGGCAAGATAATAGAAACAAGAAGAAAACCGAGTGCCATAAAAGGTACAAGTGTTCCGAATAATTGGACGGAAATGACAGAGATTGAGTTTTGGAATAATACAGAGTACCGAATTAAGCCAGAATCAAAGTATCGCCCATTTAAGAACGCAGAAGAGTGCTGGCAAGAGATGTTGAAACATCAACCATTCGGGTGGCTAATGTCCCAAAATGGTGAGGTTAACAGCTTAATCATATTTATAGATAATGAAGGGATTGTTATTGGTGATAGAAATAATGGTGTGATTGGATTTGTCACTGCTACGGATTTGTTTAAAATAAAATTTGCCGATGGTACTCCATTCGGTGTAAAAATGGAGGAATAGTTATGGAAATTAATGAAAAAAATAGATGAAATAATTCAACAAGCAAAAGAAGAAGGAGCTTATCAGGATGATTTTGGCGCATTTGAACAAGAGATATATGACCAAGGTTTTCGTAATGCAATTTATTTCATGCTGTGGAATCCAAGCGAGCGAAGTTGTTCTAATTGTGAGTATCGGTACAGTAGAGAGCTATGTGGGGAAGACTACTGCGGGCAAAAATACTGGAGTCCAAAATTGGAGGAATAGTTATGGATAAAAACGTTTGTGATAATACATTAGTCTTTGGTAGCTGCTATGCTAGAAGCTGTATTGAAGTGCCTTCTTTGAAAGCAGGAAGAGCGAAATGGAAGGCTTTCTACAAAAAGTTTCCTTGGCTTAAAGGTCAACCTTTCTATCTTAGACGTTCATGCTTCTGGGATGGAGGTGAAAGAAATTTGAAGGCAATAAAGATAAAACTTAAAAAGATATAGTTATGGCATGGTTATGTGTAGATGAAAATGGTGAACATATTTTTTGTGAAGAACCATTAAGAGGACGTACTCAAAAGTACGTTTCCTTCTATAGAGAACATCTAATACGTCAACAATCAAGTAAGTTATGGTATGCAAATGCTGATGATATTGATGACGTAGGTTTTATAATATATGCAGAAGAAGGTATTGATTTACCTAAAGGCTCAATCAAGAAGCTCATTGGAAGAGAGTTGTCTTGGCAAGATGAACCAGTTGAACTTAAAGAAGAATAGCTTATGTATAGACCGATTACAATGTATCAGATTGTTTGCGATAGATGCGGAGAAGTATTTGGAGGTACAGATACTTGCTCTGCACTATTCAGTAACAAAGAAGTTGATATTGGTGACTACTCTGATTGGGAAATGATAGATGGCAAACACTATTGTCCCGATTGTTATGAAGTGGAGGTCATTGATGGAGTGTATAATGTTAAAGCAAAGGAGAAATAGGTATGGAAGTATTAAAAGACATAAGTCAGTTAACAAAAGGTTGCGGAGTGACATTTATTAAAAATGATAATTTCCACTTCTACGAGTACCTTATGGTACACCCTAATCGTGAAACCTATTATCTATTTATAGATAACTGGACGCAAGAGGTTGTACGAATACACGTCAGCGAACTCTTAAATGGAGATTACTATATAGGTAAATTTGATACTGTTTTCGTTAATAAAAAGATGATAGAATTTTATAAACGTATGATTCAGTGTCACGAAAATAGAATTAAAGAGAAGAGATTTTAAAGGAACTCATCGGAAGAGAATTATCGTGGAACGATTCATGTTAAAATTTAGAAAGACTATGAATAAAGTAGAAATGAAAAGAACACAACTATCAGAAAAGTTTGGTATAGATACAATTTGTAATCTTTTCTGTATGTTTGCACGTGGAAGAAGAAAAATTCCACCAGAAGCTTGCTATGACCCAAGAAGAGACATGGAGATAAGGGCACATTGCAGAGAAGCGGAAAACGCACTCGCTGCTCATCACAATATAAAATTGATAGATTAATTGTTATGACTAAACCTTACAGAATCAAGCATAAGGCTAGTGGGTTGTACTACCATCCTGCAAGAAATCATAGTAATCTTGGTAAAAATGGCAAGGTGTATATGGCAAACAACTCGCCATTACTAGCAAATTATGGATATGATTATATATCTATTAGTGTTAGAAAAGGCACGAAGGTACATGATATTTTAGAAAAAGAAATGCCTTTAAAAGGCGTAAAACGTTCTTGTGGTGCAGAAGTTTGTTATCGTGTTCCAAAGACTGAATTTGAAAAAGAAGTATTAGCGTATGAAGAATAAGATTTTAAATTTAGTCAAGTCAGCCGTTTGGCTCGTCTTGTGTTTGCTTGTAGGAGCATTGATTTTTGAGGGCATTCGCTCGTTTGCTAATATCAATAAACCTGCAAAGAGAGTTGGTATATCTGTAATCACAGAGGAAGAGCACGATTATCTGGTAGTGGACACGAAACACGGAGTTTGTGTTATTCACGCAGAGAGCTGCCCTTGTCATAAAAAGAAGTAGCGTATGGAAAATAATATGTTTGAAGATATTGTCGCTGAAGGCAATATAGTTGTGATAGATAATGATTGAATTGTGTTATGTAAGCATTGGAAACCAGAGTGTCACAATCTGTTCTGCTATCTTTATCTCCATAAGGAAGATAAGAATTTAATGGTAGGCTCGCATTTCACAATGACCGAGGATAAAAAGAAATTTACTCGGTTGGCTACCAACGAGGAGCGTCTTATGCTTTTTGAAGAAATGTTCAAGTATGGAATTGCTTTCGATAAGCACGACCATCATTTGATTGGAAAGTTATGGTAATTGTAAGATAAAATAGTGTATGGAGAAACGAATAATTTTAGACGAACAAGATATGAATGAGTTTACAAAGATTTTCGCAAAGACAATAGAAGATGAAGCTATCAAACAGATAGAAACCCTATCTAATAGCGAGGCTTACAATAGTTGTAAAATAAGAATAATGCCAGATTGCCATGCAGGTAAAGGATGCACTATTGGCACGGTAATAGAGCTTGATAACAGAGTAGTTCCTAACACTGTTGGAGTAGATATAGGCTGCGGCATGAAAGTCGTAAGACTTGGTAAAGTTGATATTGACTTGCAGAAATTTGATGAAGCAGTCAATAAGTTGATTCCGTCTGGTTTTAATGTCAACGAGGGAGAAGTATCAGCCTACATAAACGGATTGGTTGATGGTTGTATGTTTGGCAAATTCCGTGCTTGGGATTGTCTTGACAGCATGGAAATAGTATATCGTTCTGTTGGAAGTCTTGGCGGTGGCAATCACTTTATTGAGTTAGATGCAAATGAAGAAGGAGAGAAGTTTCTTGTGATACATACAGGAAGTAGAAACCTTGGTGTTAGGGTATGCAACTATTACCAAAAACTTGCCTACGAGTATTGTCGTAAGAAAATAGCTGATAAGTCTGTGGTTATTGCCAAGTTGAAAAGCGAAGGAAGAGAAAAGGAAATACAGAGTACTATCAAGTTGTTAGGTACTAGAAATATTAGCAAGGAACTTTCTTACTTGGAGGGCGATTTGCTTGATGATTACTTAAATGATATGCGTATAGTTCAGAAGTATGCCGAGCATAATAGAAGAATTATAGCTAACAGACTCGTCAATGCTCTAGGTGTGGATATTGACCCAAATTCAGACAAGCATTCTTTTACAACTATTCACAACTATATAGATACAGACAAGGGCATATTGCGAAAAGGAGCTATCAGTGCAAAGAAAGACGAGATTGTCATTATTCCTATGAATATGCGTGACGGTTCTCTTATCTGTAAAGGTAAAGGAAACAAGGGATGGTTATGCTCAGCCCCACATGGAGCAGGTAGATTAATGTCTCGTACACAGGCAAAGAAAGAGTTATCTATGGATTCTTACAAGAATGAAATGAATGGTATTTATTCCACATCAGTTTGTGAAGAAACCATTGATGAAGCACCTATGGCATACAAGCCAACCGAAGAGATTGTTGAGTTAATCAAACCTACGGTTGATGTCATTGATGTTATTAAACCAATTTACAACTTTAAAGCAAAATTATAATGAGCAAGGAAATATTTGACTTCTCGGAGGCTCTGAGAAGAATGAAGGAGGGAAAGAAAGTGAGAAGAAACGGCTGTTATTTTAGTTTGTCTATAAACAAGTATAAAGAAATATCCATCTTGTACCAACAAAGTTCCATAGAATCATTCACCCATGTTGTACCACATTATTGGCATTTCTTCTCCTTGGATGATATTCTTGCAACAGACTGGGAGGAGGTGTAAGGATGAAGAAGAAAATATTGACCCTCACCGTCAGCAAGCAATGGTTCGACATGATTGCTGCTGGTAAAAAGACAGAAGAGTATCGGGAGATTAAGGGATATTGGGTAAAACGCCTTTTCTTATTATGGAATGAAGATACTTGTACCAACGAGAAGATACCCACTCATTGCGTTAAAAACTGGGATAGTATTAGCCCCGAAATGGCTAACTATTGCATCAATAGTCCATATTACAAGGCTATTCCTTATACCCACGTCCTCTTCATCAACGGCTACCGCAAGGATAGTCCACGAATTGAGAAGGAGATTGATAGTATTACCATCGGCAAGCCTAAGAAAGGCTTATGCCCCGACAAGTGGCTTGATACTGAGTTTTTTATCATTAAATTCAAGTGATATGAATTACATACAATGTGATGAATGTAAATATAGATTAGTCTGTAACGGAGAGCCACTTACTAGTGGAAGTACAGGAAGTTGCGACCATCGTGTTATCAGCAATACTCCTATATTTCCAAAGATTAAAACACCACTAGATGAAAGATACGCTGACATTTGGAATTGGTAAATATTCATAAATTAAGTTTAAGGGATATGAAAATAAAGAATTTACCTAAGAAGATTTATCTCAATATCTGTAGCAATGAAGATGAGGTAGATTACAATGAGCTGAACGGGGTAACGTTCAGTACAGAAAAGATTGGTGTTACTGATTGTAACACAGAAAACGTTCCTTACGTGAATGCTGCATCATTATGGCACGACCTAAAGGAAGAGAAGCCACCATTAAAAAAGTTGGTAATGTTCCGATATAGTGGTAGAGGCGTAAATCCTACGTCTCTTCACCACGGAGCGATGAGTGATGATGGATGGATAGTCACTAGAGGAGACGGAACACAGCGTATTGAAGTTCTGTATGAGTGCTACGATAAGATTGAGTGGCTTGACTTTGATGAACTATAATAATGATAGTATATGAAAGCAAAGGATTTTTTGAATGCCATGCAAGTCATGGATGAGTTTACGGGATTAGTATCTTGTGTTTATCCCGATAAGTATAAGATAGTTTGTATGAAGCATGGGATAGATGAACGTGATGCTATGGATATGTACTCCTACTTACAGAAAATGAAGAGTGGTGAGTATTGGCGAGTCAGTAATAAGCCAAAAGATTATATGGAACGTGTATTGGCTATGGCAAATGAGGCATATAGCCTTTATACGAACAATAGTTTAATTTTAGATATGGCGAATTTTGGCGATAATTTAACTAGAATCCTTGTAATCTTCGAGAAGGAATGTAAAAGAATCCAACAGGAGTTTGACCTCAAAGAACAAGGGACGTATGTTGCTATTGCTGAACTTATTAGTAGTGGTTATTCTGTTGTGTCTGTTATTCGTCAATCAGATAGCATTGATAGTAAAAACTATGTAGGCAAAAAAATAGATAAAAATCAGTCTCGTATTCCTATCTATGATGGCGATGTGATGCTCTGTTTCGTTAAAAAGCCTGAGTTTTGGAGCACAGATTGTTATGATTGCGGTCTTTATATCTGCGAGGAAGGTTCATATCATAAATTACTCTATACTCCAAATAAGGGATATGTAAGACATGGAGAACCAGATACGGATGAAGATTTTGAGCTTAATATAGAAGAGAATGCCTTCACCGATTACATTATGACTTTGGGGCAGTCTTTTTATAAGCTAGGCAATATTCATGCAGGAATTGGTTTCTTGGTAGAAAAACATAATAATGACAAATAAAGATTTTTTTAATGCGTATCGTGGAAAGCCTGTTCTTTATAAGGGAAAGGATATTGGCGCATACGTGGCTGGGTATATTGAAGATAAGTATATCATCTTAGGATTTGATGATTATACAGGCTGCATTCTGTACTTCACATCTAAAGTGAAAAATCTTTGTGACATATATCACTCATACCGATTCGCAAAGTTGAAGTATTTGGAAGTGATAAAACATCAGTAATATGGAAAAAGAAGAAAAATGTTGTGGTAACTGCCTTTGGATGGGATGCGAAGACATTTTAGGCAATGGATGGTGCTACAAAAAAGATTGCGAAACATCTTGTGATAAGGTTTGCAAGAAACATGAATTTTAAACTTTAAATATTAAAATGGAAAAGATTTACAGACATTTCAAAGGAGGTTATTACAGATTTATTACTGAGGTCACTAATAGTGAAACTCAGGAGAAAGAAGTTGTTTATCAGGCTCTCTATGGGGAGCGCAAGGTTTGGACTCGTCCTTCTGGTATGTTCTACGGAAAGGTGAACGTTGATGGCGTGGAGATTGATAGATTCACCGAGGTTGTTGGTGTACCTGTCTTATTCAAAAAGACTAGCGAGAACGCTATCATGCCATCCAAGGCGCATGACGATGATTTCTGCTATGACTGCTATGCGGTTTCAGAAGAAGAGATTGCGCCTAATGTATGGAAGTATGGTCTTGGATTTGCTTTGCAGATTGAAAACCGCAACAAACCTGCTGACATTTCTAGGTGCTTCACGTTTCGTTGTCGCTCTTCTATATGGAAGACTGGCATGATTCTCAGTAATTGTGAAGGCACTGTCGATGACCCATATACTGGCGAGATTTCTGCCGTATTCTATCACGTCTTTCCAAATATGCCGCGATACAAGGTTGGTGATAAAATCGTGCAATTCCACCTAGAAGCAAGTGACAACATCATGTTTGTAGAGACGGACAAATTAAACGAAACAGAGCGTGGTGATAACGGCTACGGCTCTTCTGATAAGAATGGTATGGTACTCTAAAATAAAAGGTCTTACAGAGAAAGTAATTGAGCTATATCCAACGATGTCTTCAAGGGAAATAGCAGATATTACAGGATTTGCCAAGACTACTATAATTCGGTGTGCTGCAAAGAATCATCTTAGGCACACCGAAGAAACACAGAAAAGAATAGATGAATATGTAAGACAGCGGAGGTCTTCTGGTAGAAAATCATACGACTATTCTAAACTGAGTAAGAAGATTACTCATACAAGAAAGATGGAATCGTGGCGTGTAAGAAGCGGTCTAGAACAAAATACAAAGTATAAAGTTCGTATCACTCCAAAGCGCATACAAAATGCAATGTATCATCTTAGACAAAAGTATGGTTATTTCTATGAAACTGTTGACAAAACTGAATTATATTACGATTCGCAAACAAGACGTGTGAAAAACGAGAATTACTATACAGAAAAGTATGGAATCTCTTTTATTCTGGCTGACGAATAACTTCTGTGCATTATCTATATGTTTAGGGGTGGCTACACATCGCGTGCGGTCACCCCCTTTTTGTTTATAAATCAATAACCAAATAAAAACATTAGAAAAAACTAAGAACGTTTGTGTAGCTTTAATTTCCAGTATATCCAGCCTAAAAATGCGAGAATGCCTATAAAAAGACAAACTGATGCTATCTTACCTATATTCAAGAAAACTTTATCTGCCTTTGATAGTTGCTTCTCTACATATACTTTATCTTTCGATATTTTACTTATCACTGAGATTAATGAATCACACTTGCTATGATATATCGCCGTACTATCCTTGTATTCTTTAAGACTAGAAATACTATCTCTCAGCATTTGTACATATTCCTGTGATATTTCATGATATTCGTAATGGAATCTATCTTCTCCAATTTTATTTCCATTTGCGTCATATTTCGAAGCTGTGCTGTCCTTTATATGCGTCTTCTCTTTTGTGGTGGACTTCACGGATTCCTTATGTGCTGCTTTATAAGATTCCAACTCTTTAATAAGCCTTGCGTTAAAGAGTGAATCCCACTTAGCCTCGTTACGTTTGTCAGTGATGTATGTCTGTTTTTCTATCACACGTTCTTTTGTCTTACATCTACAGAACATTGATAGAACCAGCATTGCTACTGCAATAGCAATTAAAACCCTTGTTATCTTATCAATCAGTTTCATAAGCAAGCGAATTAATTCTGTTCAGCCAACCCTTCTTGAACTTTTTGTTCTGAGGTCTTGTCTGACAGATACGTTCAATAAAATCTTTTCGTTCCTGTTTGATGGTGTCGAACAGCTCTCTACCGTCTCTTGCATTGATGGCTGCAATCGTTTTCGAACCAACAATACCATCGACAGAAACGCCAAGCACTCTTTGAGGAATTTTGATGCCGTAAGAACCACTGCTCCAAATCCAATCAACCAAGATGTTTGCTACATTCTGGTCTTTGATGTCATCAGCCTTCCATTTATCCCAGTAGAACTTCTTGAAGATTATGCCCCATTGCACTCTGGTCATACGCTTTAAATCGTTAACCGTCTTCTTACTGCCGAATACAGAGCGGTATGTAGCGAGAGTCACGCCCATATTAGTAGCTCCACCCAAATCATCCTTATCATTGACGAAGCCACCCTCCCATCTGAGAATGAATGGCTCAAGTATCTTATGATTTGCCATTTTTGTTTTCCTCCTCTTTTTTATCAAACTCATTGTTGAGTCTGTCAATAATCGGTTTCCAATAGCTCGGCAATGCCTTCGCAAACTCAAACCTCAGAACATAATAAATAACTCTGAATGCAACATTCTTAGGGTATGCCTTAATGAGATTTTTGAACGAATTGCATATATACACATAGCAGAATATATACGTAAGCATTTTAATCACGAATAATGCTTCTGTATTGTCGTTGCAACTTACCATGATTCCATACATGACATACACAATAACAATATACAAGAGCATTTCTAAAAGTGCGTTCTTGAACTTCGATGCAGAAAAGTTCTTGCATCGTACAACACTCACGCCGTCAGCTCGCATACCACAGAAGATATTGAAGCCAAAGGCGATAACCAACGCCAAAACGAAGCCTTCCGTTGGCATTGCAAAGGCAAGTATAGCTGAAAATATAGTAACACCTATCTGCCGAATCTGTGAAGAATCTAATAAATCTATCATAATCTGTTATCCTGAATAATTAATAAAAATAAAGTTTCGGTCTCTTTCTGCAAAGATAGCAAAAAAAACCGAAACTTCATTCAGAATAACGAAAAACTTTAGACATTCAAGTCGTAATATGGAAGTCTGCCACTTTCCAGGAAGGAAATACATTCATCGAAAATCTTTTGCTCGTAGTTGTACGTGTTGATCTTCGGGAACCATTTCTTTATCTTTGCGTCGTTACGCTTTATCATTTCGCCCCACAAAACGCACCAATCATTAATGGTAATGTTGTCATTCTTGACCTCATGCCAATAGTCCTTTGCTACATCTTTAGTGTGAAGCTGACCGATGAGACAAAGATGCATATCTGCCATTTCTTCGTTATAATGACACGCGCCAATCTCTCCCTGGACCTGCTTCATCATATCAAGCATTACGCTGTCATTCATTCCGACTTCACAACAATCTGCCATGATCGTAACACAGTTCTTGATAGCCTGCATGTCATTGCTAGCTATAATGTCTTCGAATATCTTTTTCATAACCGTATATTTTTGATGTTACTTCAGAAAATACTCTCTGATGTTGTATACACCATCCTTGTCTTTCAACAAATCGAGTGCAAGGCTGTGGGCATACTTAACCAGATGTTCTGTATCAATGTCCTTAACATCTTCCTTGCCGAGTATCTTAGCAATTGTGCATCCGTGGTCGCTTACAACCTGATTCATCGCAACGTACAAAGCGTAATCGTTGTAATAAGGTTTCTCTTCTGTTGCAAGTCCGAGACCGGTCATAGCATTGATCCATGTCTGCATATCCCAGGTTACTGGTGGATTCATACCGTTTACAATCTCAGAAGCCTCCTTCTTCGTAAGATAGTTCTTCCACTTGATAGCGCAAAGCTTATCAAGATACTCTTGTGCCAACTCTGGGTGCTTGGATGCCATATCCTTCATCATGCAACGCATCGTATTACCGAATACGTGCATATACTTTACATTAGTTGATGATGCCATCATTCCGTAAAGCTCATCAAACTTACTCATAATGTCTTTTGTTTCCATATCTTGTATATTTTAACCTATTATCAAATCTTTCAACTCTACAAAGTCCTCCTCTGTGAAGTTGATGCTTCGCTTGCTTCCAAAGAGGATAGCGGTGGCAATTCCATCCGGCAGGTCAATAGACACAACGCCTTTATCGATATGTCCGTGAATAAAACCTACATCGAATTTGTAATCTTCCACGGATTTTAGCATCTGCATCATATCTTCAAATATCGTGTTGGCATCTATGTTGCCGTCTTCATCGGCGATGAATAGGGTAGCGTTGTCAATGCTCTTGCCCCAACTATCTTTGTGCTTGGCGATGATGTTGTGCGCCGCACGTTTCATGTACACTGATGGTATGGCGAGCATCTGGTTAGCCTTAACCATATCGTCTATTCTAGCATCTGCCCACAAATCAAGCGATGTAAGCAGTTTCTCTTTCAATTCTGTTACGTTCATTTCTTAGTTCCTCCCTTCTTTGTTTTGTTGTACCAAGCGAGATATTCTTGCCAAGTCTTATCGCTATGATTAGTCATATAATCGTTGAGCATAGCAGATTTCTGCTCCTCTGCCTGCGCTACTTCTTTTCTCAGTCGTTGCATCAAGGACAAGTGTTTCTTCAATGCCTCCTGTCCTTGCTGAGTGCTTTCGATACGAGGGCGTATGATGCGCAATTCCTCGTCTTGTACGAGCTTAGACACATACTGCAAGCTATTGACGTATTCCTGATTCTGCATCAAGTACTGACGTTGTGCGCCTGTAAGATTGTCTTCAATCTTATCAATCTCATCCCATAAAGGGGTGGAAGACTGCTGCGCTTGCATGTTGATAGATGCTCGTTTCTGCTGTATTGCTTCGTACATCTTCTGTAGCTCGGCATCCATCATTTGCGGCTGCTGCTGATTTGTACCCATATCAAGCAAAGGGCTGTTTCCAAAATTCATCATAATCAATATCTTTAAGTTGGTGATATATTATAGAGAGGTGAGAGGGCATCCACCAACGAGGGCAAACACCCCTCACCAACTCATTTTTTCTTAGTCCTTTTTATAGACTTTCTTGCTCTGTTACGCTCCTGTAGTGGGCGTGGAAGGAGCAGTACCGTTACAGCAATAGCTGCCGTAGCCAGAAATTACTGGCGTAGACGGGAGTACCAACTGACCGCGCAAGCAGTTGCAGGTCTTCTCGTTCACGTAAGCCATCATCAGCTTCTCCTTGTAAGGAGTGAGGGCTTCCATAACGGCTACCTTCTTGTCAAGGTCGCAATACTTAGCTTGTAGTGCGTCATACTGGTCTCTCTGATTCTTGTACAAACCAAAGTCCGCATCAATCTGAGACTTATACAAACCGAACTCAGCCTGCATTGCACGGCGGTTCTCAGCGTTGATAGCATCTACCTGCGACTTGTAAAGACCGAACTTCTCGGCAACATCTGTCTCACGCATAGCGTAGAATTTGTTGGCGGTGTCGAGCTTCAAGCCGAACATGTCGGTAAGCAACTTTACCTCATCTGCGCATTCCTTCTCCATTACTTCAAGGGCTGTAGGAGCAGTATTACTTGCTGTCATACCACCATAGGTGTTGATATTCACATTATCTGGCATACCATTACCAAGTGAACCAAACACACCACGACCATTGCCGTTGAGCAAAGCTAAAGCCAAGCCACCGATGCCAATTCCGAGGGCTGTTCCTGCCAAACCCTTGCTGGCATACTCCTTCTTACCATCTTCGTAGATTTTCTTTTCCACGACTTTTGCATCTGTCATTTCCATTTCTACAATCTTTTTAAGTTATCCTTAATATAAACTAACACTATGTAATCGATTACGGATGCAAAGGTACAAAGAATAGGGGAGAGCAAATATAACTCTATCACACTTTCTTTTAGTGGTTGATAATCAGAGATTTAAGGTGATAGTAGGTAATATCAAACGCAAATACAGTAGCGACAAAAACATAAAATCCCCTATACCACGCCAATAGTATAGGGGAAATATCACATTCCTACTCGGAAAAGTGAAGCTCGATAAATATTGCAAAGATAAGCAATAATTCCGAAACCACCAAATTTTTCATCATTAATTTGTTAGATACAGGTACAATCCTTCCACGAACCACATTATCAATATCATAGTTGATGATGTCACCCAAGCCATGAAGAACTTATCTATCGTTTTATACTTATAGGAAAGGTACAGGTAAGCAATGAACGTGCTGTTGATAATTACCAGTATCGCTACTATAATCAAAGTACAAAACATATAATCCATACTCATACATGCTCGCTTATCCGTGTTGCGATAGGGCTTATTAATACGTTATGATTTTCTCTTACTCTTTATGTAGTGTAGTATATCCCACTTCTTCCAATATCGGGTGTGCCCACGTTTCTTGCATTCGCCATGGGGCAAATCGCCCCTAGCCACCATTCTGTTAAGGGTAGCATCAGAAACTCGCAATTTTTCCTTAACTTCCTCGGTAGATAGCATCGGGTTTAGCATATCGGGAATGATGTCGCACAATCTATCCAGGTCATCATCACTCATTCCGCAGGCGGTGATTTTCTCACCATTTCGCTGTTGCTCATCAGCCTTAAAGCAAGCATCACTCAGCGCCTTCAGAGCTGTTCCGAGTATCTTATAATTTAGAATCTTTCCCATCACGCACAGATTTTACGTCCTAACTTGGTTCGACTTATAAACATGTCAAAGAATCCGTATATATAAAACATTGCTGTTACTACCATAATCGTAAAGCAGGAATCTATCATGTCATTTGTAGTGTACCAGCTCCACTCCACGATGTGAGACGCATTGATGCTTGCAAAGTAGAAGAAGGGAATGCGGTATCTCCAACACAAAAAGAAGAATCTGCTCGCCAGTATAAGAACCATAGGCAAAATGTACACCATAAAATAGATGAATAAATAGCATGGAAAATTCTCATTGTTTGTTATGAACATTTCCCTTGGATGCTGTGAGAAATCCCACATACCGTATGCGTGAAAGCACATAATAATTATTGGAACATACTTGCAGAACCATCTGAAGAATTTCAGTATTCTTCTGGAATATCGGTTACCATGCTTCATGAGCATCCCCATCAATTCCGTCACATCAATGTCCTTTATCAATCGTTGGACTTCGGCTTCTTGTTCTTGTGTCATTATTAATCCTCCTTTTGTCTATAGTTAATTGTTCATAATTCGTTGATTTAAATTAAATGATGGTGCAAAGATACAGTTTTTTGCACAAAATTAATGGAAATGAGAATGTTTCTGTGTTAAATTTTATAAAAAGTAACAATCTGAAAGTAGACGGCTGCAAAAATAGCGTTAGAACGGCTTCCTTACCAAATTTCTTGTTACCAAAATTGAAGAAAATGGTAACAGAAACATTGCACTTTCAGATTATTTTCGTAACTTTGCGACAGAAATTAAAACTTTAAGATTATGAAGACAAAGATACCATTCAGAGACAGAAGCCAAATGACGATGAAGGAGAAAGTATCCAATCCTTTGTCTGTCGAGGAGGCATTAGAACTTGACAAGGATAGTATCATTCCTATAACCGATTATTGGGTAAACGATACAGATGGTTCTAGTTATAACAAACTTCCATTTGCTGTTAGAATGCCGAAAGGTCTAGTATCGCAAGCAGAGGATGAACGAAGAAAAGGTAGATATGGCTATCTTAGTGATTTATTTCCATCTTTCGGTGGCTCAGATGCTCCATATTTCGCTGACATAATAACAGAGCCTATAGAAAAATTCGATGCAACACACTTCCCTGACGGACGAGAAAAGAATAAGGCGGTCACTATGTAGTAACCGCCTTATCTATTCTTATCCTTCGAGCAAATCGACTATCTGGCCATAACCACCTACAGCCATAACAGGGCAGAGTATCTTCTTGATAAGGATAATATCCTCGGCTTCAATATCTACGTTCTCAGCATCCTTGCCTATCTTGCAGGCTACCCGATAAGCACGCAGCTTTTCTTCGCCCGATAGCTGAATACTCTGATTGTCTATCACCTCGAAGAGTACCTTACCTACAATATCGCCCATAATCTGTGGCTTATAGGTTTCCTCTCCATTCTCGTTCTTAACTGGTGTTACTATCACCTCACCCTTCCAATTTTTAAAAGGTACGTTGAAATTCTTTTTCATATTTCTTACTTTTTAATAATTACTTTCAAAATTCAAATACCATCCTTTACTACCTAAATAATAAAGATGAATTATTTCGTATTTAGCTGTTGCTGTAATATTAACATGACCATTTCCTGTCTGTATTACCTGACCGCTAAAATATAAATTTCCATTATTTCTTATAATAACTAGTTCGCTACCCTCTTCTAGTCCATCGTAATCGGCAGGACATGTTATCGTTACTTGTTGGGTATTGTTCATTACAACAAGTCCATATCCTTCACAACAAACATAGGCAGCATTAAAACCTTCTGAAGCCTCGTATATAGCTCTTCTGAAGCCAGCATAAGAACCAAATCTTGCCCAAAATGCTCGTCCAACCCCTAAAGAGTCTTGGGAATCTACTATTATACCTGCTGTATCAGTTGTTCCCATTGAAGAATGACCTTCTATCCAAGCCTTTACATAAAGAGGATTAATGTAACCATCAATCTTTGTTTCTGTTCCAATTCTGACACGTCTCATGGAAGTTGCTCCTGCAATATCTCCGCTAGTACTATCATCTTTTCCTACAACATCTATCAAGTCCTTACTGAGTTTTATGCAAGATGTATATTTCGTAGTATCTGGGTCTGCATCAAATGTTCCGCTTACAAGACAATCTCTAAAAGCAGGAGGAGAAATCCAAAATGGTCCTATCTTTCCGCTATTAGAGTATAAATCTCCTAGGCTAGTCACTCTGAATGACGCATCCTTTGCCGATGCTGCACCAAGCCAAAGCGGACACCTATCACTACCAACTACAGCATCAGCTTTATCGAAGTTGCCAAAATGACCTATGATAGTTGCACCTTCCGAACTCCTTGCATAAACATGATTCACGTTGATAGTCTCAGCATTAATAAGCTTAGCACTGAGCTTGCCGCCTTCAAACATCGCTACCTCATCATGCCCGTTATACACCTTAACCTGGTCAGCTTTCAGCGCAATGCGTTTCTTGCCTATTGCAATACCGCAATCGTCCATGTCTGCTACCAACCGAGCAAAGTCTGCAAGCTGACCGACACTCATCTGCTTGTTGGTAATGAGCGTCACTTTTTCCTTGAATACCTCCTCATTGTCAGTACGTGCCTTGCGATTGACACGCTGCGAGGCAAAAAGATGTACTACCTTTTTCATAGGCTATTATCCTCCTTTTAATGAGTACTGATATAATTGTCTATAACATCCGTAGCTACAGCCTTCGCCTTTGTGCGCCACTCCTGCATATCGTTATACTCAGCTTCGTGTTCCTCGTCATCGGCATCAAGCTTCTTGCCATCCGCAATTTTGGCAAGATTAGCGAAATGGTTATTGATGATAGCTTGCATCTTATCGGTAGGATAAGCGGATGATACGATTGCATCAACAACCTTACCTCGCTCCACAGGCTGCTCGATACGAACAACGTGTGCGGCATACGCCATTCGGGTAGCTTTTTTGCCTTTGCTGCTATCCATACTATTTTCCAACTCAATCTGCTCAACATCGAAATTGATGCGAATAGTATTACCCTCATACTCAATTAGACTAGGTGAGTAATCAAATGTAGACTTTCTAATTTCCATGATAATATCCTTTCTTTTTTAATATTACATTTATGCTTTTGTTCCTACGATTCTGAAATCAGGGTTGCCGCTCTGATTCATTCTACGCAACTTTCCCAGGAACGGGAATTTATCATTGTCTGAGCACCATTGCAACTGCTCAACGAGTTTCTTATTGTTAGTGAAGAGCTTAAACTTCTGTCCATTCTCCTCAACGCTAACAACATTGCTCTTCCCTGACTTATGAACCTTGCTATCTACATCAAATTCAACATCAAGGAAAACAATAGTTCTCTCGGCAAAGTAGCTTGCACTCATCCTCTGACCTTCGAACATTCTCTTGCCGTTGGCATCTCTGTCCTCAATCTGCGGCATCTTAAAATCATCAAAACTATTCATTTTTGTTATCATTTTCCAAAGATTAAAACCATCGCAGTGCATCAACCAACCCTTGTAGCTCATAGCTACTTGGTATCTCCTCATAGGGTCTTTCAGGTTGTGCATCTTCTTTTTGAATTTCTCCTTCATGCGCTTTCTTAACAATGTATGGTTGAAATAAAAACGGTATCCTACGAAATCAAGGAAATGAGTATCATCAATTATCTGCATTCCGATATTATCGTGCAACTGCTGGTGCATCACTTCATCAGCATATTCCAATATGAAGTTGATGGCTTTCCATACTTCCTTATTATTCTTGCCGAGAATAACCATATCATCACAATATATCTCTACCTTGACATCGAACTTTCTACATACCACTCTACATAAGATACTCATATAGAAGTTGGTAAGAGTCTGAATAGGATATAGACCAATTCCTAGACCTTTCGGTAGAGCAAAGATAACTTCATATAAAAGTCTTCTAACTCCTTTATCGGTAAAGAAATCACACAGAGATTTGTATATCTCATGCTGGTCAATATTCTCATAGAACTTGATAAAGTCAAGTTTGCAGTAATACAATCTTCCACATGACTTATTTTCATCTATCCAACGTTCCGTTCTGCGCTTCGCATAAATCATTCCTCTGCCTTTTACACTTGCTCCACTCTCTATATAGAGAGCTCTTATAAGGTAAGGCATCAGAATTTGCATCAAGGCATGCTGCTCAACATGGTCTGGATAGTACGGAAGCTTATGCAGCTTTCTTACCTTACCGCAAGGGCATCGTCTCATACAATCGTGACCTTCGCTAGTCTTATAAGTTCCATCTATAAGACTTCTCTGTAATCTCAAAAGATTACCATTATAGTCTTTATCGAATATCACAACTCCCTTCTTGCCTTCCTTACCCTTGCGTGATTTCCTTACCGCAATATTGAGGTTGATCATATCACTAACAAGTTCTGCCCTGACCTTTCTGTGCTTCTTGCGAAGTTTAGCCTTGCGCTTATACGCCAGCTCTTGTGCGTCCGTCATTTTTATACTTCAACCAATATTTCAAAAATCGCTTTCCTTATCAATAGGCTTTCTACACTCTCGGCTCACTGGCTTTCGGTACATACGTACAACTGTATCACTTACTTGTGAGAGGGGGCTCTGTTGCAGTAGGACATACCCAACTACTCATACCCAACGCCTTTAATCTTCGCTCTGTCAGAATAAATATTCCTACATCGAGACAGGTTCAATCATGTGCTCTCTCGTCCAAAAGCTATCCCGTAGCTTTACGACTTGCAAGGAACAGTGTAAATTATATCGTCATTCTAAAAATAGAAATCTTGTGTAGTAATTCAAGCGAGCACCGATGTTCGTCCTCGAGTTCGAGAAACCGTTGTTCGAGTTCGCATACGAAAGACCGCATTGCGACCTGTTGTTAGCGTTACCCCCAACGTTCAGCAGCTCCATGATGTATCACCTTTTCTTCACCCGCTCCATGGTTGTAGAAAATCTTATCGCACGGAATTGGGTTGTTTATATTTTTGTGCTTCTGCGAATCCTATTAAAAGGAGATTTCAACTTTCCAGTTTCAATCTTGCGTTTTATATTATTTTTATTAATTCTCTATTTCTGTCTAGCTCACTAGCAGATGTGCAGCCAACGCTAGGCGTTGTCTCACATCGCCATGAGCTCCGAACCGCTCACGATTGTCGGGTTTCCGTAGAAAGCCAAGCGAGCACCGATGCCCGACCACGAGAACGAGAAACCGTTGTGCGAGGCCGCAGACGAAAGACCGCATTGCGACCCGTAGTTAGCGAGACCCCCAACGACCAGCAGCTCGCCACTTGTCGAAGCCCAGAATCCATCGCAGTAGTACGTACTGTCACTGCCTCCTACTGCTTGCGGAAAGGCATCCCAATGTGCGCCTAGCGTCTTGCGTGTGATAAACCCTCCATTAGCAGATAATTGAATAGTAAACTTCCTTCCATCAGCTGTATTGCTTACACGGTTTCCGCTATAGACAACAGCATATCTCGTATCGCCATCCATGTAGAAACGGATACCTGGACGGAACTCCCAATGCTTACCCCATAAGTCCTCAAAGCTAAAAAGCTTAACAGGATATTGGTCGCCTAGAGTAGCATCATTATAGAGTACCTTACCGCTGCCATCACCGAGAGAGATACACTTACCCATAGGTACATCACGACAAGCTTCCCATTTAGAATGCTGGAATCCCGCTCCAATTACAGATTGTGTATTAAGGTCACCGAAACTTACTTGTTCCAAAGCTTCTATGAGACATTGAAATCCGTAGTTTGCAAGACCGAAGTTCGAACCAAGCTTCTGTGCGCAAGCCCAAAATGCGCTCATCGTTCTGGAATGCGAAGGGGCTACGTTAGGTCTTGAATGACCAACACCATTTTCATCTACGTACATTTTATATGCACCTACCCAGTTTGGCGAATCGAAAGTCTTGCCGCCCGAAATAGGGAACAATCCTCCGAATTGCATAGTTTTACCTTCTGCCTTGAAGTGACAGTCAGGAACATGAACCATCGTCTCATACTTAGACGCATCATCCACCTTTGTTCCGTCAGCAAAGAACTCCCATGTGCTAGCATCGAGTTTTGCTGCATAAGCTTTACCATTCACAACCTTCATCATATATCCACCCATTGCTCTCTGATACATATCAGCCATGAAAGGCGTTGGAAGAGCGAATTTAGGGTTAGAAGACTGCTCCAAAGTGATTGTAGGGTAGAAGATATTATTACCCATCATCTTCTGAAGGTCACTGAGGCTTAATCTACGAAGAGCACCATCTGCTACAATTAAGAAAGTTTGGTCGGGATTCATTGCCGACACGACTTTTTTCTCTGTTAATTTTACACCCATATTTATATTATATTTTAAGATATTACTAATCTATCAACGGATTGCCATCCTCATCAAGCAGGTAATTATCACCTTCGTCAAGGAGATAGTCGTTGGCAGGTCTCTGTCCGTATTCTATCTGTTCTTCAAGATAGTCACTCTCAACATCGCCAAGACCAGATTCCTTGATTGAGAAGTAGCATGAATCTCCCTCTTGCCACGACTTATTTGTAACGATATTACCATTAGTTGCTTCTGTATGCCATTGCAATTCTACGATGCGGTTAGGGTATTCAACAACCCTTCCGTTGTACTCCAATATAGCCTTGTTGCTTCTGTATATCTTACCCCATTCAATATCATTGCATACCATGAACTTAGGCTGATTGAAAGAAGGATAGAACCTAGAAGCGGAAAATTGGAACTGAGCAACAGCCTTGCCGTTTATTACCGCCTTGATGGTATAATTATTCTTCTCTACAAGTCTAAGGTCAAGTACAATCTCTGATGCAGAGATAGATATAATCTCGTTAGGGCTTGCAGCAGATGAAGCAGACATCTTGGTCGTTCCACGATACAGCTCAATAGAGAATCCGCTTGTAATTCTATCCTTAGACTTATATACATCAATCGGAATGTGACATTCATACTGATTGCCGTCAAAGCAAGCGTTTCTTGCTTCCGTAGATGCCGATATGATGTTATTAGCAACCTTATACTCGTAGAGAGCCAGCTTATCAAGGAATGGGTTATAGGATATATCGGTATCTTCCCGAATACCCATACCATAGGTATCTGCGCCCTTATCTGCCGTATACAGAGTGATAGGGTCAGCGGTGATATGCAATATTGAGTTCGTTCTATAATCGTATAGGTCAGCTTCGAATTGCAACTGCTGCTTATCGTTACTTAGAAGATTTCTCTTGATAGTGAGTTTACCACGATTTGTAGTATTGCTCGAATCAATACTATACTTACCGCTCCAAGCATCAATCTTAGATATATCCTTCCATTCCGTGCCAGTAGAAACCTTCCACACCATATTAGCAAGAGATATATTCGACTGCTTGCTATCCCATGAGTCATCCTTTGCCGTAGCATTGACTTGCGGATAGGCAACGCATTCGAAGCCTTCCTGTGTTCTGTCGGGGAAGAATTTATCACCCGACATGGTCTGCATGAATGGAGACTTAGGTGATGCGCATACTACCGATACAGAGACATCCAAAGGTGCGTATTTTCTATTAGCCTTATTACTTACTATTGGCATAAGCGTTCCTCCTAATCATCAACTGTTAAATAAGCATCTGCTGACACCGATGCACCGATGATATTTTTGTTCTCATCGATTGTATCAGCATCCCTCACAACGAATCCATCACTGACATTCTTTGCCCAAGTCATTGTCTCCGAACGTTTATTCTCGATGTTTCCTTTGTTATCAGTATAGATAACGAAGGTGACATTACCAGTTATACTCTTCGGTACTTTACCTGTCTCGCAGTTGGTAACGATACAGCGGAACGTCTGATTACTATCTTCATCAACCTGTCCTACCGAATTAAGGGCAAGCTGATAAATATCAGATATATCATCAATACTGATACCTGTTCTATACACGGCAGCACCATCTACAACAAACTCTAGGACGAAGAGCTGATGACTGTCCACATAGAGCTTATCAGTGTCTCCCGTCTTATCTCTGTGAATCGTTATTCCGCTTGCTGGATTATTGTAAGTTCCTGCAAGGTCTGTTCCGCTGCCACGATACAGATTAATAGAATAGGTAGAAACCTCTCCACCTGCGGAGTTGAACAGCCAAGGTCTGAGGATAGCTTGCGTCTGTCCCTTGCTTAATACCGTAGTATCAGCAGACACACCTCCGAAATAAGATGAGCCACCCAACATAGATACCAATATATCAATGCTTTTCTGCATTGGATATATGCTAGCTCCCAATACTGCATCACCCGAATATGTAAGAGTATCAGAATCCTGATTAGTCTTCGAAGCAAGGTCTGCGATAATAGAGAGAGAACCATCCGCATGATTAAGCTTGAATCTGCCATCTACTGTAGAAGTCTCCCATCCTGTTCCACTGAAACTGAAACCTAAATCCTTGCCATTGTAAGCCCAAGCGTGATTTGTCAGTGCCACGTTATTTCTGCGTGCAGAGCCAACTTTCGGGGTAATGACTGGATGTGTTCCGTCTTCACTCCATTTAGGAGAGACGGTAAACGTGTCTGGGTTCAAACCTTGAAAGAGCGGAACGCCATTCGTTTGCAGACTGAGGGATAACGTGTCGCCCTTCAATGTTCTTCTGACTGCTGCGGTTGCCGAAAGATGAATTTCTTTTCCCATATTTTTAATCTCCTATTTTTTAAACTTTAATATATTCTTGATGAATTTTTCCTGTTGTGGTCGTTGCCGTGAATACAAATTTTGCAGTATCACTCTTGCCCAAATCGTCTTCTGTTCCATCATTAGACCAGACAATATCTATTGAGCCATTGAAGTTCTTAACCTTATCCTTAGTCGCCCAAGCAGCATCATCTACAGAATCATTGGTCTTGCGTGTCACCTTCCATGATGCTACTCCGTTTGATACATCCTTATCACCAAGCATTAACTTGCAAGTAATATTGTGTGTCTCGCCTATAGCAATTCCGCTATTGACTATATCCGTATAGAGGTATAGCTTTGGTGTATACACGTTGGTGGTAGCCTTCCAATATGGAGAATCCTCAGATGGTTCATCGGTCGTGGTCTGTCCTTCTGGAGAGATACAGAGCCATCTTGTGCCAAGCCATGTAACCTCATCATAGTAGCTGTATTCCGTACCTTCCTTCCAATCACCACGATAGACGGGAGTCCATACCTTCTCGCCGCTGACGCTCACCATATTGAAGTATTTGCTCACGATGTTGATACCATCGAAGGAAACGTCAAAGATAGACTTGTCCTTCAGCGAGTATGTATTGATACCCCTATACATAGTGAACCTAGGTGCAGAATCGCCTTCGGTCTCCATCATCAGAAGGTGCTGTCGGCTCTTGTCACTTCTGTTACCCATGAGGACGATGGTATCTCCTACAGCAGGGTTATCCGAGCCTTCCATGCAATTATCCTTTGCTATCTGAATCCATGCGAACTTCTTTCCGTCATAGAGTTCGTGACCTTCACCATCGGTGATTACCTCATTCTCGGTTGATACCTTTGTGACAAGTCTCCAGTAATCCTTGTTGCTGACGTTCTCATAGACACCCGATGCAATATTGAACGTCTTGCACCTAACCTGGTCATCCACCTTGAAGGAATTGATGGTAGCGGTTGTTCCATCATCAGCGAGGAGATAACACTTCCATCCAATCATTTCATTCGTTGTCTCGCTATATACTTCCTTGATGTAGCTTATCTTGCCAGCAGCAGGGGAGAGGACGATGTTACCACCAACGTAGCTGAGTTCACGGATGAGGAGGGTGTTGAAGATAGCCTTTCCCCAAACTATCAAATCCGTAAGCAACATTTGAAACTTACCATCGCTTCTCTGCTTGATAGCAAAACCGCTCTGCTCTGCTTCGTTAAAGTCGAGTGATTTTAATAGATTCACCAACACACTAGAGAGGATAGCGTTACCACTTCCATCTATGCTAAACTCGTTGGAGTTACCGACAAGCAATCCTTGCAAGAACTTCTGCACCTTTTCCCAAGTGATAGTTCCTTTTGCGGTGTCGTCTTTCAGTTTAGAGAGATACATTTTATCGGTTATACTAGCATTAAAGCTATTGATATTACTACCACCAACCATGCTAGATAGAGATTTAACAGTTTCTCCTTTTACTGCATCAATAATCTGCTTCGTATCACTCTTTGTAACTTCCAACGAATTAACAAACTCAATCTCAACTTCTGCCAGCTCATCGTTATCAACCTTTACAGAGTAGTTGCTGACGAAAACTTCGTGACTAATAAGATTTCCATCGCTATCCGAATCGCCCTGTATTTGTATTGACAGCTTTGCATTCTCGTTTAGCTTACTTGCAAAGTCAGGATTTTCTTGCAAGAATATTCGAGAAAACTTAACAGGGTAGTTGAACTGGTCTGTATTGTTTTCGCTCATGTGCTTGATAAGAGCATCATCGAGTCGTTTCTCTGCTGCCGTTACAAGAACCTTTGGAGGTTTGATGCCTGTGATAACAAACAAATCTCCCTTTTGCGGTTTAAATCCAGCACTCGCGTTTGGCATTATGATACCTAGAGTTGATGTGTCCTTCTGAACCGCAATCCATAACTCTTTCTGAGTTGAATCTTGGTTTAGCTTATCTTCGTAAGCATCGCTAGCGTTAGCAAAGATGTAGTCATTCTTATCTGTGCGAACTGGTTTTAAGTTTCCATTTTCATCGACACTTACACAGTTGTAGCACTTCGAATTGTCAGCACTCGGTTGATTGTAAATCACAAATGAGCATGCAGGGCATCCGTTACTCTTGATGAGGTTTATCTTTGCAGGTTCACTAGCCAAAGCATGAGCAAACAAGTCAAAGCCAAAATCACCATTAAACTTATGCAACTTTATATAGAAATAGCTATGAATATATTTTCCGTCACTATCCTTTACATCACTATCAGCACTATCAAAAGCAATATCTGCAATCTCTCCGAATAGCTGTCCTTCTGCATTTACAATTCCTTTTATAGTTGGCTTTATATCACCAAAAGTAACAGTTCCTTGATGAGGATTTCCTTTCTTGTACAAGTTTACAAACTCGTAATATCCACTACCGCTTGGCAACTTGTGGGTGTTATTCAAAGCATAATAGAAACGCTCTGCACCTTTCGTGTTACGATATATAGAAGGCATAAGTACCGATGATGGTGCAATCCATTTTCGACCTGTTACAGACACTTGTACTGCATCATCCTCTGTTCCAGTATAGATTTTATCAAACCCATAAATACCTTCGTCATTTTTTCTGAAGTTATAGTCATACTCTACATATTTTGCAGATGCTATTCCGTTAACATAAATACCAGAATTGTCAAGAGGAATATAATTATCACCATTTTTCCAACTATATTCTGAATTTGTGTCAAGAGAAAAAACTACATCACCACTAAAAGAAACCTTCCATGAACTTGAACCATGAAATGTTCTTTTTCCGTCCATAGTGAACACTTTGCAGTTGTATGAAAATATTGCATCAATATCAATATAGAATGTTCCATCTTCTGCAAATTCAACACTACATGCATCACCCAAGTTAGAATCAGTACATACGTTTTTATAAAGGTCGTGATATGTTGTGTATATATTTATGGTTCTTGTTGCACTTGATAGGTTTGTTATATTCTCTTTTTTTTGAATATAGTCAAACAGCTCAAAATTAAACGAGATTTTAGAGAAATCTATAATCTGACCTTTCTTTACATTTATTTTTATACTAACCCAAAACCAACATTTAACCTTTGGATTTTGACTATTGTCAGCTTGCGTAAGATTCTCAGGAGAATAAGTATCTCTTACATATAATGTAGACACATCAACATTTCCTTCGTACTTTCCCTTCTTACTCTTAAAAAGAACAAGATTATCGTTATATTTTGAATATCTCAAATAATCCGATAACGTAACATCTACATGCTCACTTGCTATATTTTTTGCGTCAAATATAGCCTCACCGAACTCATCATCATTAGGATAGTAATATGGCAGGTTATCGGACGAACCGTAGCCAGTTATCATATCAACTATCTTATAGTTCGCATTCTCCTTAGATACAGAGATAAGAGCATCACTACTACCATATTTTATAGGTGTATCGGTTAAGTCGTGCTGCACCTTGCCGACATGGCAAACGTTGCCATCCCAGTAGTAATCAAGCTCAAAAGTTGTGTTGATAAGTTGTAAAACATCAGCCAAATATTGGTCTTCAAATGATACTTCCTTAACTTCATCTGCTCCATATCCTTCGTCAACAACAACGTAATATCCCTTGTATTCATCTGTAGGACGATACAATCCACAATATGCCATTGAGCTATTGACGCGAGCAACAAACTCGTGGATAGTTCCACCAAACGTGAACTTTGTCTGGTTTGAACGGTATCTGTCTTTATTCTGTGTATCAACATCATCAACGACAACATCAAAGAACAGAGTGTTATCAAGCAATTCTCTTCTAGATGTGAAAGTGATTTCGTTCTTCCACATTCTAGACGAATTATCCTTTGTAGAGTTTGGTGTATAGGACGCAAAGAATCTATCGCCATTGTACTCCACGAACTCTTCCTTCTTCCATTGCAAAGGCTCAGATGAATATATTGTAGCAGTAAGGGTAGGAGCACCACCCATACGCTTTGCATCGTAGGTATATGATGATACAATAGCAGGGTTAGCTTCCGATGGGAACAAACCGATAATTTCATTACCAGTGTTCTCATCGTAAGTCAACTTCTGTATGTATAATGATTCTGCCTTCATGTTTATTCTTTATTATTGTTTGTATTCTTTGTCCTTGCGGTAATCTCAGCTTGTTTTTCGGCACGTTCATCTGCCTCTTCTTGCTGAGTCTGCAATCTTACTTCCTCGTCAGGTGCAGAAACAGTATTCTTTTCAACACCAGTCTTAGTAGAAATCAAACCTGCACCGCTCAATGTACAAAGCATCTGATTCCATGCACTTTCATCGAATGGCTGCCATGGCTTAAATGATGTACTGATTCTCATCTGCTTAAACTCAGTAATTGCAGTAGGATTCTCACCGCTTGCAACCAACTGCTTTGCCAATCCCTCCTTGAACAGTCTTGAATGCTTGCTGGCGAAATTCTGCCACTCAATAGCTGCATTGTTAGCCTCCTCAATATCCAAAGAGCGTGTCATTTGAATTGCCAAACCGCTTATATCGCCACTAGACTTAATATCCTTCGGCAAGATAAATGTACATCCTGTAGCAATCTGCAACTGGTCGAGAATTGACTGCATGAACTCAATCATGTTCTGTGGAGAAGGTGGAGTCTTAAACTCTGCGCTACCATTTCCTTCAATGCTTGTATCATTCAAGATGATAGAACCAGCAATCTTCTTTGCGGTTTCATTGAGCTTACCCTTGATATAAAGGATTCCCCATCCGTGACGTTTCTGAATGACCGCAAACAGATTATAGATAATCTCGAATAGCTCGATAAGGTCTTGACCGTTATTCCAAGCAACATCACCACGCTTTGTAACAAGTGGACTCTCCGAGAATCCGTGTTCTTCCTTGCTTTCCAAGCACCATCCTTTCAGTACTTCGTTTGTATCAACGTTCTGAACGAATACATCTGTGAAATGATAATGATATGTCTTATCGTATGCATCAATGTGTCTTACATTATCCTCTGTACGATAATACACGCAATCAAGAAGCGGTTCTCCATTATCGTCTTTGTGTGTGATAATCTGATAGCCATCTTCATACGAGAATAGCCTACTTTTTACTTCGTTATCCTCATTCATGTAAACGAGTAAGCCAACATCACCATAACTCTGCTGAATACGTATAGCTTGCATTTCGATACCATCCTGATTTGTCTCTTTCCAATGCCACTTGAAATCGGCAAAGTTCTTTTTGAGCTTATCAGTCGGATTGCTGTCATGTAATATGTGGTTACGTTTATTACCACCTAAACATAGAGCTTTCTTGTCAACAATACGCTGTTGCATAGGAATGCCAAACTTCTTAAACTCAATCTCACAATAACTGCCATCATCAAGCTTGCAGCATATAGAAGGTAAGTTCGTATCAAACAATACCCTATGAGAATAAGGGTCTAACTCCTTCGCAAAACGCTCTTGGCTAACAACTATCTTGCTGATATTCGGAAGCTGTGCCTCTTTGCGGAAGTTTGTCTTAATATCAGAACCATCAGAAGAGTCATTGATGGTAATAGAGCGCGAACCCCTTAAAAACGGCTTTTTCAGAAGCAGTTTCTGAGGATTCTCCAAAAAATCATTAATTATATCTTGTCTCTTTCTACTCATCGTTATTGTCGTTTAATGATGGTTCAACATCGTTGCTATTTTGTGAATCGTTGTTCTCTTGTGGGTCAATCAATCCATAATGTCTGCAACAAGCTTTTTTTGAAGCCCAGTAGTTACATTCTCTGTTTGTATTAGGACAAACAATATCGTGTTTGCTTGGTACTACGATGATTCGCTTCTGCTTCTGTGACTCTTCCATTTCAAATTTGTCATTCAGCTTTACACGTATATCAGTCTGCATCTTCAATGCGTCCTTCGGTTCAAGATTTCCGTCACTAAGAGCTTGGTCTATCTTGTCAAGCATTTTGAGAAGCTCGTTTTTGTTCTCTTCTTTGGTAATAGCGTTGTTATTAACATTGCCGATACCGAAAGGTTCTAGAACATCTAGCAGTTTCTTGAATCGTGGAGTTTCATAGAATTTCGCTGCATCCTTTTCGCTCTTACGATAAGCAAGACGATATGCTAAAGTCTTATCTTCCAATGCGTCACATAGGATAGCAAACGCAATGTCTTTCTCATCGCATTTATCCCAGTCAATCCGCACGGATTCAAGAATCATTTTTATATTTTCTTTTTTCAGCATATATTCTAAAATTAATAGTACAACGTATCATCATAAATGCTCTGAGCATTAGGATTTTTTTCTTCAACTTCTTTCTCTGCAAGTCTGAATCCCTCCTGTAGCTCGCTACCATACTCCATATTCAAACATGGGTACATTCTCATTGCGCAAGGGTCAAGCAAGTCCATAGAACGGTCTTTTCCAAGATTTCTGTTCATTTCCTTCTTGCTCTGCAACTTCTTCTTTCCGCTCGGCATCTTGTCAAAGCGAACTACCGCGCATTCTTCCATGAACTCATTCTGCATGGAAACTCTGTATTTGAGGTTTTGATGCGTATAAACCGCATTTGCAACCTTATCAGAAAATGTAAGCTGTCCTCGCTTAATCATGTAGCTAAGTCGCAAGTAACATAGGTCTTTTATTGTCATAGCAGACAAGTAATAAACTCCCATTGCCTTTGCTGCTGATATGTAAGGGATAGCATCGGGTATATAGTCATTGAAATACCTACCTGCCGTAGCATCATAGATAATATGGCTTTCTGCCACTCCCTCGTTAGCCGCAAACAGCCTAGCTCTTTCAGCATTGATTCGCGGTGTTGAATGCATAACGATTTCGTAATTGACAATATGGAATCCATTCCACGACAACATCAGAGTATTATCCTTTCCGAAATCTGCCAAGTCGATTGTTATCCACTTGTCACCATTTACGGCAGGGTCTTTTACGAAGCAATCTCGTGCCGCTTGGCTAGGAATCGGAATATCCTCTTCTTCTTCGGGGTCAACATTGAAGTTACCCTCCATAAGAGCTTGTGCCATTCTACCGCCCGATGCCGCTACAGAACCTAAATAGCCGGAGTTGTTTTCAAGCATCTTCTTGTTTGAACCAAGTTTACCTTGATAGAAAACAAAACTCTTAATCATTACTTCATATCCAAAGTTGCCGCCAATGGTTTTAAGCTTTCTGTCTATATCTATCTTACATTTTTCATAGACTTCTCGCTTAGACATTCCCCAAACAACATCCTTAACAGTCGGTCCTGCACAATAGAAGTATCTGACTACACCATCACGCTCTGGGATGATAAAACCATCTGAGCCAATATACCAATCAAGAAATATTCTCGTCCAGTGGCTACGCTTCGGGTTAAGTGTTGCAAAGAACTTACCTGTAAACGTCTTGCTCTGACCTCTGTTTCGAGTCATGACGTAAGAAAAAACTTCCCAAGTCATCTCCGTCAACTCGTCAATCGCAATCAAATCGTACTCCCATCCTTTCGCGCGCTCTCTCAACTTATCCATATTGGAATCGTCAAGATACGTCAAATCGACAAACGTTCCATTCGGAAATGTAACGCGCGGATTCTCGCTCTCTCTGACTTTTACAAAATCAGCTCCGAATATCTGTTTAAACTTCTCTACGAATCCTCCACCTGCTTTTTGATTACCAAGTGAACGGCGTGAAATCATTGCACGAAAATCTGGGTCGGTCATTAACGGCTCTGCCATCGCAAGTACAAGACCATACGATTTGCCTCCTCCGAGATTTCCGCCACCAAAAACAACGTCAACGTTGCTACTTGCAAAGGACATTTGAAAGCCCTCTTGTGGTCTGATTTCTATATCTTTATTCGTGTTCATGCTGCAAAGATACCTAATTTATAATATATAATAGTGTGAAAATAATTCTATATTGGTTACGTAACAAATAGAGTTTCTAAAAATCTAAAAATCACCACATTATTTAATTATCTTTGCAGCAGAATTTTAAAAATTAGTAATATGAAGTTTACAAAACAACAACTTTTAGACACCCTAAAAGCAAAACTCACTGCAAACGGAAAACACCTTTCCATCAGTGAAAAGACAATCAAGAGTTTGAGTGATTCCCACTTTGACCTCTTAGTTGGTGAAGATACAGAGTTAGATGATTTGGTGAAGAAGATTTTGCCGCAGTATGTTTCCCTTAACGGCAACTACGAGAAGGACAATGCCGACTTCATCAAGAAATGGAACGATGAGCATCCCGACATTAAGCCAAATCCAAAGGACGATGACAAAGAGCCTTCGGCTGTAGAAAAGAAGCTTTTGGAACGCTTGGAAGCTCTAGAGAAGAAGGATGCAGAATACGAAGCATCTAAGCTTGTATCACAGAAACGTAGTGAACTTCTCGCAAAGTTCAAGGAGAAAGGTATCAACGATAGTAAGTGGATTGAAAAATACATGAACAAGTTGAACCTCACTAAGGACTCGGACATCGAGCAGGAATTTACGGATGCGGAAGAGTTTTACAATCTCTCTCATTCAAAGCCAAACAACAACACTCCAGGTAGTGCTGGCGGTGGTGACAATGACAAGGCTGACGATTTCTCTGATGTTGTGGGTATCGTGAACCCTGACGCAGGCGAATAACATTATTCATTCACTATTAAACAAATTTACAAATTATGGCAGCAGCAGATGATTTCTATTTGAAGCATGGATATGGCGGTCACTTTGGCGGTCGTACACTCATCCAAGCACATGGTAAGATTGGCGGTCATAGAAGCGTTTTCATTAACCTCGTAAGCGGCAACAAGGACGCATTCGTTTACCCTCCTTTTGGTGGTGTTATCACAAATCCGTTCAAGGGTCGCGCTAAGGCTTACGCAGGTGATTTTTGCGAGTATGACCCAGACACTTACGGCAAGAATGGCGGTCAGACCGTCAAGATTTTGAAGTATTACGAGTTGGCAAAGGCGGCTACAAACACTGATACCGACATTTTGGTTGTCAATGATGGCTATCATCACATTCCTTTTGCAGGTGATAATGTCATGGTGGCACAGTCAGACTTTACAAAGAAGTCTTTGGGTGTTACCATTACAGCTGTAGAGAAAACAACCGAAGGTGGCAAGGATGTTTGGAAGCTCACTCTTTCAGCGACTCTTGCAGTTGCATTGAAGGTTGGCGATATTCTCGTAGAGGCAGAAAAGGCAGGTGCAACCGTAGCTCCTATGGTTACAAATCCTAACACTTACTTCGACCGCGACAACGACTTCTTCTATGACCCTAACTTATCAACCAATGTTGAGGAAGGTGAGGGTGCTCAGTACTCTTATACTCCAGCATTGATTAAGGATTCAAGAGTAATCTTGAACTTGGCAAAGTGCAACAAGCTTCCACCAGCCGTACTTGCGATGAACACAAGAACAGAGAACGGATGGTTCGGATTCTAACCGCTCTACTTCAATAGGATAACAATAGGATAACATATCATTAATTTAAGTATTCAGGATATGCAACAATTTGATTTTAACAATTCGAGATACGCCAAGTTGTTCTCTTCTAAGGATAACATCAACTTTCTGAGAACCTTCTTGAACACCAAGGGGTTGCTCTATACTAACTATGGCTGGTATCTCACACAAGGTCGTAGAGCTTCTATGCCTACACCTACAGACTACGATGGCGTGGCTTCATTCAGCATCAAGTCTCGCAAGGCAGAGGCAGCTCCTTTGATGCACCTTCGCGCTCCACTTGGTGATGCTCCAGAAATGGATAACGAGGGTTTGGAGATGTACACAGGTACAATTCCAGACTTCATCGGTTACAAGTGGTCTGAAAACGCAAGACAACGCGAGTACAAAGAGAAACTTTTTGAACAGTTCGGCAACGATGCAGACCTTATGGCTGCTTGGGTGCGCGATGTTGTTCAGGTAGGTAAGAACTCAGCAGAGGCAACACTCTCTAACCTGACAGCACAGATTATGACAACTGCAAAGATGAGTTGGAAGGGCAAGGGTGAAGGTTTGCAGCAGTTCTTGCAGAAGGTTGAGCCATTCCCAACAGAGAACCGCAAGAAGGCTGGCGCAAAGGCTTGGACTGACCCAGACTGCAACCTTATCTCACAGATGAGAAAGATTGAAGACGATTATCGCGATGAGCGTGGCGGTACTGAGATTTCTCTCGTATGGAAGATGACTCGCAAGATGTACCGTGATGTATTCTTGCAGAACAAGGAGGTTAAGGAGTGGTATATCAACTGGTGCAAGGCTCACGACCGCGCATATACTGCTAACATGCAGATTTTGGACGAGGACTTCAAGAAATCACTTTCCGACATGACAGGTCTTTCTCCTATCGAGATTGTCGTTGAGAAGGAGCGCAACAAGACTGTTACAACTGACACATTCGTGCAAGGTTGGGATGATAAGATTGTTGTACTTTGCCCTACTGGTGATAGCGTTGGGTTCAAGTGGACTCCTATCTACGACCAGACACTTCAACAGAAGTATGGCGCAAAGAATATTGATGTTTCTTGGGCTTCAATCGCTGACGGACTCGTAACCGTAGGAAACTACGCAATGGATAACGGTCAGTTCCGCGAGTGGCAGACTAAGGTCATGATGTCGGCTTGCCCTGCACTTCTCGACTTTATGAACCACGTAATCATTGATACCTCAACAGCAGGTAATTAATGGTGGTTCACTCACAATATACGATAACATTTAATTCATTTATCTCTCAATGGCAGCATCGAAGTTTGACATATTGGACTATCTGAGCGGCATGACTAACTTTGTCTTTGACAAATCGGCATTAAACAATGTCGCTTTGGATTGCGGCGTTTCTGATGTTGAGTCTTATTTGGACTTGACAGAAGAACAGAAAGACAGATGTAAGATTGCACTCTTGGAAAAGATTGTATTCGGTGTCTATCAGACAGCATCGACCACAAATCAACATGGCGCATATACTCTTACAGTAGGTGCTCAGACCATTACATCGGCTGCATTGCTGAGTATCAAATCAGAACTCAAAAGACTTTACAAGAAGTATGGAGAGGATGATAAACTTGATGCTCTCAATGAAACCGATGGAGAGGTTAAATGGATTGAAGAAACAGATTGGTAAGCTATGTACACTGACAGAAATGCTTTGGATGAATATGCCTATCATGGTGTGTTCTACCGCTCGGAACAAAAGCCGAAAGAAGATGGTGACCTTATCGGAGACGATGGGGATATGTTAGGCGATACTGATACTAGTGCAGATGAGTCAGAAACAGAAAATGTAGAAACTATCATTTTTGAAACTGATTGCGATATTCAGGAAACCAACAAACTCTTTAATTCGGGTGTTGTTACGCTAGGATATACAATCTATTTTCCGATGCCAACGAAAGAAGGAGAAGACGGAAAAGATGAAGAATATATTCCTGAAGGTTTGAATGCTGGCATTCGTTTCCGTGGAAAAATGTACGGAATGGACGTTGACGGAATGGTTATTGGCGTTTATCCGACACAAATGCACGGATGTGTAGCTTACATCAAGGGTACTGATATTTAGTTTTTTCATCATAAGGTAAAATGTATTTAGGATAACAAGGTATGGCACAGAGGATTAATCGCAGATTGTCTCGAATTGAGAATTTCTTTTCGATGCTTCTTACTAAGGGAAAAATCTCAGACAACATATTTGTTGGAGAATTACCACCTACAACTAGTAAGAACTGGGATGATTTTGTCAATGTGGACGTAGGTCAGCAAAGAGATTATGGCGGTTATTCTTCTGGCTATGCTAACATTTATCTCTATGCAAGACCAAAAGGTACTCCACTTAGAAAGAATGTAAAGTTACTTGACAAGATGGAAGGCATTCTTGACAAAATCATTGATGAATCAAGAGACGCAAACTATACAATTAGTGTATTATACAGAGATAGCGGATATGATTCAAACCGTCAGTTCCATTTTCTGATTATTTCTGTTTCGGTTATTGTACGTTAATTATTTCATTTATTTAGGATAACAATTTAAACTCATAACAATATGGCAACGAAAGTTACAAGTACAGGCGCAGGTGCAATCAAGCTCTCTAAGCCTTCACACATTATTGTTCGTCCGTTCAATGGTAATGCAGCTGGTGACGATTATTACGATTTGGACGATGTTGTTCGCGACACCACATCTATCTCTCAGGACGATAACGATACTACCGATATTGAGCGCGAGACTTCTGATACTCCTATCATGTCTATCGTGACAACTGGTAAGTATCAGTTTGCTGCTGAGGTTGCAGATACTCAAGCTCCTGTATTGACTGCATTGTGCGGCTTTACAAAGGGTACTGATGGTAAGATTTACGCTCCATCTGGTTACAAGCTGATGTATGCAGAGGTCGCAGTAGTTTTTGACAACGCAGACGGTACTACACACACAGCATTGATTCTGCCTAAGTTGCAGCTCAATTCCAAGACAACCATTGAGTCTCTGAACTCTAACTTGGCAAAGGTTGCGTTGGCTGGCACAGGTCAGTTGGTTGAGGTTAAAGATGGCGGTGTAACTCGCAAGACACCATTCTACATTGACCCTGCATACACATTGCCAGTTGCTGGTGCATAGTGTAGATTCTTCAACAATTCTCGACTATATACAAGGGGCGGCGGCTTTAATGCTGTCCGCTCCTTTTTAAGTTTTATCATTTATGGCTGAAACATTATACAAAAAAGCATTAAAGCTTATTACGAAGGAATTAGACAAGGATGCAAAGAATGTGTTAAGAGAATGTATTCAAGAGATTACGTACACACATCGAACATACAACCTCTATGATTCTTACGGATATGGCATTTATGTCGAAGGCAAGCTTGAAAAGATAGGTTACTTATCATCCTCACCAAAAGCATCCAAAGGCAAGAATTGGTATGGAGAAGAAATTAAAGGTCGTGAGGCGATAAACGAATATCTCAAAAACGATTATTCCCCTAGTGGAGTAATTGATTTGGCAGTTGTTGCTACCATGCCATACGCTAAAATATTGGAAGATGGCGGTGGTAATCTGAAACAATCTTACAGAGTCATTTCTATGTCGTTTCAAAAGCTGCAAAACCTATCCAAGAAGTATAATGGAACAGTAAGTGTGATTAGAAAGTAATTCATATATATGGGAAAAGTATATAGAGCACAAAAAGACCCGAATAAGGCTAAGAAACAATCTGTAGAAGACGAGAATAAGGTGTTACCTAGTTCTCCTTTGTCTGATGCTGCAATGGAACGTCTAGCGCAAATTATGAATGATTCTCCTACAATTGTAAAACTGCAAGGTACAGAGTGGGAGATAAGAGCATTAAAGCCAGGCACTCAATGGATGATTGCAGAGGAGGCTTGCAAGATAGTCAAGGGCGAAAACTTATCAATGGGTGATGTTATCAAGGAGTTTGCCATCAACATTCCATCGGTGGCAAGAGTAATCACATTATCCTTGCTCAATGACAAAAAACGCATTGATTCTGAGGAATACCAACAAGTTTACGACCAGTTACTTTGGGGAGACTATGACATCAAGGATTGGGCAACATTACTCGTTGAGATTCTCAATTTGCTAGATGTGGATTTTTTCTTCGCGAGTACCAATGTGATTCAGACCGTCCGCAGTCAAGCTCTGATGAGGAAGAAGCAAGCAACCGAATTATCCCATCACGAACAGAATACGGACAAATGATAGATTTCTTACGTGCCAACACATGGTGCTCGCAAGAAGAATATAAGTGGAGAATGACCGTTCCGCAGATTCGCCTTGCGTCTATGGATTTTACTCATATAGAGTATATATCGTCAGATAAAGACAAAAATCAGAAGAACGACAAATTAAAGAATGCAAAGGTAATCAATGGTGCAGAGGATTTACGAAATCTCAATGACCTTGGAATACCTATTTTATAAACTCTTAAACTTTTGAATTATGGCAGATTCAGCATTAGGCAGTGCTCTTATTATACCAGAGTCTGCATTGAAGAAAATCAAAGAGGCTGATGATAAGTTGCAGAAGTTACAAGATACGGCTAAAAATACCGCGTCTAGTGTAACACAATCTTTCAAGGATATGTCTGTTGGTACTAAGCCGTTCCTTAATTCTTTAGACCAAGTTATAGCAAAACTCGCAACAATCAACGCATCTGCTTCAAATGCAAGCAGTGGTATCTCAAACGTAGGTGCGAGTGCAGGTAACATGAACAATAACATTACGTCAGCTGCACAGAACATTCAAAATATGGTAGCACAGCTATCTAAGATGAATGGTTCTGGCACTAGTGGTATTATGCAAGCGGCACTTGCATTTCAGAGATTACAGGAATCTGCAAAGGGTGCTAGCGGTATGAATATTGCTGAGTTAAAGCAAGAAATTGGTTCTATTGAAAGTATGTTGCGAGATACAACACAAAATCTCACCAAGGCAGACCAAGATGCACTTATTAAGCGAAAGAAGGCATTACAGGATGAGTTGAGATACCAGCAGCAGATGTATAATGAACGTGCTGTTGCTTTTCAGAAGGCTCTCGATAAGATGGTGAGTGCGGAGCAATCATACAACAACAAACAGAGAAAAGCATACGCTGATAGGGCAAAAGACTATCAGACAAGAAACAATAAGACAAATACCACCTATCAAGGTGCGCTCGATTTCTCTGCTACTGCAAATACGCTCAACCGCCAAGTACGCGCTATAGAATATCTGAAAGAGGCTCGTATGAAGTTGTCTCAAACCGATGCTGATTATAAGCGAAAATTGGATATTCTCAATGCTGCAATTGAGCAACATAACAAAAACTTGAAAGAGGCTGGTGTTAATTCTCGCGCGTTGACCGAACAAACATCATATATGGCTGGATATATGTCACGTTGGGCACAGCGTATGGCATTTGCATTCTCAGTGGGTTCTGTCAAGAATTTTGTCGAGCAGATTGCATCAGTCAGAGGTCAGTTTGAACTTTCAGAGCGTTCACTCGAAGCTATCTTGCAGAACAAGCCAAAGGCAGACGAGATTTTCAACAAAACAGTAGAACTTGCCGTTAAATCACCTTTCCGTATCAAGGACTTGGTGGATTACACACGGCAACTTTCCGCTTACCGAATTGAGTCTGATAAACTTTATGATACAACCAAGCGACTTGCCGATGTTTCAGCAGGTCTTGGCGTTGATATGGGAAGACTTATCCTTGCATACGGACAAGTCAAGGCTGCTGCATACCTTCGCGGTTCTGAGGTTCGTCAGTTTACTGAGGCTGGTATCAATATGTATGGTGAGTTGCAACAATACTTTAAGGAAGTTAAGGGAGAAGCGTACACGACCGCACAGATTGTTGATATGATTTCCAATCGTAAGGTTACATTTGAGGATGTTGAGGCAATATTCCAACGTATGACCGATAAGGGTGGAACATTCTATAATATGCAAGAGATTCAGGCTGAAACTCTCCAAGGTAAGATTTCCAACTTGAAGGATGCTTTCGATGTGATGCTTAATGATATTGGCAAGGCTAACGAGGGCACAATGAAGGGAATGGTAAGCTGGAGTACTTCTATGCTTAATAATTGGAAGGCTCTTGCAGAGATAGGAAAAGCTCTTATACCTATTCTTATTACTCTAAAGGCTAACTCTATGTTTGCAAAGACTAGTCTCGGACAAGCTTTTTCGCAAGCATCTGGTACAGGTATCGTGAGATACAAGGCTCTTTTCGTAAACTCCTTGAGTGGAATGAAAAAAGCTCTCAAAGATTTTGGCGGTCTCGTTAAAAGTTCATTATCAGGTATAGGCGTAGGTCTTGCAATTTACGCTGTAGCAGAAGTAATAACTACTGTTTATGATAAGATTTCCAAGTACAACGAAAATGTACGTAAAGCCGAAGAAGAAACCATAAAGGCAAAGGGTGCAATAGGTGCTTTGGCTGGAACGTACAACGACCTAGCAAATGCAGCCACAAATGCAAATGGCAAATTAGAAGGAAAGGATTTAGAAAAGAATGTCGAAGATAGACGTACAACGTTACAAAAGCTTATTGATGCCGCATCAAAAGACGGACTGACTTTTAAAATCAATGTAGATAGTCTCGATGCAAACCAACTTAACGCTACTTTCAGTAAGGTTGAAAAAGAGTATAAAGATTTCATTGATAGCATTGAGGTTATCAGAAGAAATTACGCCAAGAATGATGCAAAAAACACTTGGTTTACTGATGGACTTGATGATGATGCGGACGATTACAAGGATGCCGTGATTGATGCTCTCGCAAAGTCTTCACAAATGGAGAGAGTTGTAGCAAACATTAACGCGAACTACAGACAAGCCACTTCGACTACAAAGAAATACTTTGATGAGATACGTGCAGGTCAAAAGGATAACGAATCCAACATTGACTATATGACACGTATGTATGAGTTGATAAAGAAAATCAACATAGCACAAGGCGGCAGTGACTATAAAATGCCATCTTTCATTGGTACTTCGCAAGCAGATTTCAATGACCTTATCCGTGCAATGAACAGCGTGCAAGATAAGGCGCAAGAATTGAACAGCGAATTTGATGCAGTATTTGGAGACCTTAGAAAAAAATATAGCAATAACCCTATAAAGATACAGGGCGTAATTGACAGAATTGCAGCCGAGCGCGATTGGAGTCAATACGAGAGAGACCTTGCTTATAGACACTTTGGCATCAATGTGTATATTGATAGAGCCAATATGGAGAAGCAAGTATCTTGGGTTGATGATTATATCAATGATTTCTTTGCAAAGAAAAAGTATGGCATTAGCCTCGTTGTCAAGGAAATTGATGACGATAAGGCTTTTGAAGGTTTTCTTGGAAAAGGAGACCAAGCAGCAAAGGCTGCAAAATCTTGGAAAGAAGTTGAAAAGAGACTCGCTGCTGTTGGCAAAAACTCGCCTACAATAACAGTTGATGATACTATCCGAAAGATATTCAAGGCTGGTGAAATTGGAGCAAACCAAATGGTAATTTCTGTAGCCAAGGTGAGAGCCAAGGTTAGGGAATTGAAGAAAGCCGCGACTCAGCAAGCGTTAGCTTTGGGTGTTAACCCTTTCGAAGTTGATGCTAAAAAAAATAGAATCAAACAAGATAAGGCACAAAGAGACATCTTGCAAGAGCGCATTTCTCTGTTAAAGGATATGAACTCTAAATACAACGAGTTGATTAAGACGGAATCAAAAGAAACCGCATTATCTGCTACTCGTAAGTATTTTAAAGAGGCAGCGCAAAATGTAGGATGGAAAGCTTCTGATATTCTGCCAGACGATGCATCTGTGGCAAAACGCATTCGTGAGATTGGCTCTCAGTACAAGGAATTGACAAAGCGAGGTAACGCATTCCGCATTTCGGCAGACATTGATTTGAAAGTTTCTGAGAAGGAATACAACAAATTAAAGGATGATATATCTCGAAATATCAATGATGCATTCTCTCAGATGGACTTGTATAAAAAACTGAAAGATGAAGGTATGTCTGATGAGCTTATTAAGTCTATGTTTGGAGACCTTACGAAGTCGTTTGATGAAGTACAGGAAGACATAAATAACGAGTTTAATAAGTATATCATCAAAGATTACGAAACTCATTATGGTAAAGATTTCACAAAATGGGGCGATAAGGTTATTCAGCAATACAACTCTGATTTGGAGAATACCGCCGAAGTCATAAGGAAAAAGTTCTCTGGAAGTGATGTCGAAAAAGAATATCTCAATCAGACACAAAAGCTCAATCAGAAAATCAAGCAAGATACGATAGATACTGCCCAAAAACTCTTCAAAGAGTATAAGCAACGCCTATCAGACCAGTTGCAGCTTGATAGAAAATATATCGCGGATAGAACAGCAATAATGAAGAATTTCTCTGACCCTGAAACTCAGAAGAAATTACTTGATAATATTGACTTGGACTACAAAAAGAAGACTGGCGAAAACACTTGGAAAGATTTCAAAAATAGCGACATGTATGTTCGTCTGTTTGATAATCTAGACCAAGTTTCTTCTAAGGCACTTGATGCGATGGCAGAAAGACTGCAACAGTTGCGTACAGAGCTTAGAGACCTAGACCCAACAGAGTTGAAGACTATTGCGGAACAGATTAATAAGGTCAATGAAGTTCGCAATTCACGCAATCCTTTCAAGGCTTTCACTAGCGGACTTAAAGAAATGATTAAGGCTAGTAAAGACTTAAAGGAGTCTGGCGGCGTGGATAAATACGTAGAGCTTAACGGACTTAGAGCAGATTTGACGAGCAAATTGCAGAACCAAAATGCTTATGTTGAGTCTTTGGAACAAGAATATAACGAACTGACAAAGAATAAGGATGCGAACGAAAGCGTTGTTACAACCTTAAAGTTGAAGTTAGCAACCAACAAAAGCATTCGTGATTCTTTGAAATCTCAGTTAAACCTCACCGATGAGCAGATTACAAAGCTCGGAACGATTATGGCTGAGGAAGAGCAGGCGAAAGCTAAGTTCTCAAAATCCGTGACGGATATTACGAGTGTTGTATCTACGATGGCAACTGCATTCAATGGATTGTTTGAAGCTTTGGGCGGTTCAGATGAACAACTCGAAAACACTCTTAGTGTCGTTGACAATATCGGTCAGGCAATCGGTTCGTATTATAGCAAAAACTATGCAGGTGTCGTATCGGGTGCAATGGGCGCGCTTACAGGCGTAGCTAAACTCTTTAGCAACGAAGGAAAGATTGATAAGGAAATTGCACGCCAAGAACGCGCTGTAAATTCCTTGCAACACGCTTACGAAAAGCTTAAAAAGAGTATGGACGATGCCTTTGATACACAAAGGCTCTACGAATATAACAAAAAATCGGTCGATGCCCTTAAAAAGCAGCAGAAGGCGTACCAAGCAATGATTAATGCAGAGCGCGGTCGCAAGAAGCCTGATGAAGGTAAGATTCAAGAATGGGAACAGCAGATTGATGATTTGAACACAACCATTCAGGAATTAGGTGAGTCTATGACAGAAGCACTTGGCGGTTTCGGTTCTCAGTCTAACTACAAATCTGCTGCTGAAGCTTTCTCGGAAGCGTGGGTAGATGCTTTCAATGAAGGTAGTGATGCACTCGAAGCACTCAACAATAAGTTTGACGAGTATTTCAATACAATGCTCACCAAGCAGTTAATGAATAGAGCTACATCAAAGTACATTCAGCCTATCCTTGAAGCATTCGACAAAGCGGTATCTGAGGGCAGCGAAGGTGGAAACAATGGTCTTGACGTTACCAAGAAAGAACTTGAAGGTATCAAGGAGCTGAAAGACAAGAATCTTGCATTATTCAATGAGTATGCAAAGAACTTGATGGATGTTCTCAACGTCAAACCTGCTGGCAGTTCAAATATCTCTGCTTTACAGCAAGGTATTCAGTCCGTTACAGAATCAACCGCACAGGCGTTGGAGTCGATACTCAACAGCCTACGATATTATGTAGCTACTCAACAAGCAGACATTCGTATCATCCGCGACACTCTGTTAGAGAAGCTCGGCAATAGTATCAGCGCGATAACACAAGATACATCAAGCAGTCCTGTACTCATTGAGTTGAGATTGCAGACAACAATACTTACCGATATTCGCGACACTTTGGCTAGCTGTGTAAAGGGCGGTCACAAGCAAGGAAGAAATGGTATCAAGGTATTTATGAATTAGTTTTCTGTGTTCTATATATAAAATTAGGGCAAGCTCGGTTTCACAACTGAACTTGCCCTTTTTAATCAACATAAATCTAACTAAACCTTAACTAATATAAAAAGTAAAATTACACTTTATGTCTGTGTTGTACCGCCGTACACTCTAAGAACTAGAAAATAATATAAATATTTTTACCAAACTTTGCTATTTAAATGAGCTGTAAGACGTTATTTTTGTTCATCCTTACAACTATTCCACTCTGATACATAAATCGTTCCTAGCGTCATATTTGCGTCATCGTAGCCAATGATTTTAACATCATTATCCTCTCCGTACTCTACAAGGTCACATTTTCCTTTGCATTCAATGCGAACTTCACTCTTTCCGCACACATAAATGCGAGTAACCATATTCTCTGGAACTTCAATCTCCAAATCCTTGCAGTACGCGACAAGAATAATCGTAGAGCGCGCCTTTATAACTCCATGAGCACCTATATACATTTCGCTAGTATATCCATGTTCATTACATTGGTAGAATCCATTAGCAAACTCACCAAACTCTTTCAAAAGGTACTCTTTTGACAATCCCCATCCGAAAGCAATAGAATCAGCCATAAACTCAATTCCGTTTGAATCAAGAGCCATATTTACCAATTCTCGCTTACTCGCGGCAGAATCCCATTTCCCTTTATATTCTCCGCACAATCCCAGTCTCAGAGCATTGCGCTTCAACGTCAATAATTCATTGCTATTCCCCATACCATTCTCTCAATCTATCGTTAATTAAAGTGTTCACATACGCATAGGTTTTGTCGTACCCGACAAGTTCGTGGCACTTGCGGACGCACCGCATAGCAGATTTCTCGTTAATGTCCGCGCGCTGCGCGATAACGGCATAGGAAAAACCATACCGATTGTGTAGAACGTCAAGAACAAAGTTTCTTGCTACCGCTCTCGCAAAAGGAATGTTAGTATTGCCGACATATAAATCATCTGCATTCACTCCTTCCTTTTCCTCAGTACTCATAGCCGTGTTCACTTGTTCGCAAACCATCCGCTCTACCTTATCCATTGTATCATTACCTAAGTATATCATAGCCGTTATATCTTATTTTTATCTTTATAAACGTAACCTACCGTGTCACAAGGGTATTTATCATCTGGTGACAATACACCTGCATCTTCCATTTTTTGTCTGAAATCCACAGAAACCATAGGAACTAACTTGTGTAATCTAGAACCATCGGCGGCAGCCCAAATCGGCTTTAGATACTGAACAGGATTCTTAACCTTTACACCATCCCATTTGATTCCGTTCTGAATGAATGGTATAAAGATACCGTCTCGTTTCACTCCGTTAGCATCACACATCCTTACAATCCTGTAATCTCGGAATAGTCCGTATTTCAGTTCTATATACCATTCATTATACATAAGCTATTCCTTTCCTTGATTAAGAGCCTCGGCTGCTTGCTCTGCCAATATTGCCTGCTGACCGTGCTCAAAGTTCTTCTTCAAGTCTTCCTCTGTCTCTTCGGAAACTGGAGTGTTCATTACACTTTCCAACTCTTTCTGCATACGACCGATGTAATCAAATTTTTCTTTTGCAAATTTTGCTGCATCATCTGCATCAGTGAACGCTGTAATCGGATGGGTGATGTTGGCTTCTGTGATGATAACCATACTATCAAGCATATCCTGATAAGTAACATCTGTCTCAGGGAAAATATCATTTTCTTTCCCCTTTACCTCGTTCTTCATCGCGACAAGATTTTCAAGCCACGCGAATGTTGTAGTGGTAAGCGCGTGTCCTTCCATATCAACACCGCCCCAACGCTTAAAACGTGCCTCAAATCCAATGTGTGTGTGGAAAATAGCACAATCCTTCAAAATTACGATGAAGAAATGACCGAAGTCGGTAACGCTTTCAACATCTTTTTTGTTGATTCCGACAACAACTTTAAGCAAACCTGCATTGTTGTCAACAGTCTTCTTTTTTGCAATTCTAGCCATAACTATATATTTATTTTTTGTTCTACAATCGTTTTGTACTCGAAATTTCTACATGAAGGATTTTCTTTCGATGTGTATCTCTTCTCCGTGGTATTATGGCAAACCCCATCCTTGAAGAAGAAACAATCCTTGCAAGTATATACCAGCAGAATAATGTCTCCGCAAGCATCATCGTCAGGATTTGTGTATGTATATAAGTCTTTGCCAATACAATATGGGAACTCTGAATCTTCATCGTTCAACAATACGCAATCCTTACAAGTGTATTTAGTCTGTGCCATGCTCCAATAATTTTATTTCGTCTTGGATATAAAACACCGCCTTACGCAAGTCCTCAATGCGCTTCTCGGTCTTTGTTTTGTTGCCATCCACCTTATCCTTGCGCAAGAGATACTTGATAGCGTTCCCTGTATTGAAGTCAAGATGTCTGCAAATATCCAAAGGCTCAACACCGCACAAATCCTTCAACCAAGCGTAATGGGATGGGTGAGATACTTGCTCCGTCTTTTTGTTTGCGGCTTCTCTTTCACCTTTCGTTACTATATCGAACTTTGTACCAAACATCATAATATCCTCCTCGCGAAAACGAGCGACATATTTGTAATCTGTGCTAACAGATGTACATATATAAACATCAGCATCCTTTCTCTCGACATTGAACAGAATAGGGGTTCTGCCACTCTGAATACCTATCGGGTCAAAATTGCATTTTAAGCAATCATTTTTTGTGATATAAAATCGCAACCCAACCTTAATATCTTCTTTCTTAATCATAATCTTTATTTTTAATTATGTCTATAATATCACGCTCTTTGAGACAGAGAAACTGATAGGAACTGAACCTCTTTCCACCTTTAACGACACAAAACCTGCACCAATTAGCTTTAAAGTCTATTGCTAGAGTTATTCCCGAATCGGCGTAGTTGTTGTCTGGAACTTTGAACGTTACCCAAACATAACCGCGTTTAGAGTCTATCTTATCGACAATTCCGCAAACCAGATTGTCATATTGAAAGACTCTGTTTTTGAAAACTTCCTTTTCTTGTTCTTGGAGTTCTTCGATAAGATATGACGCAGGTGCAAGAAACACAGTTCCTATGTAAGTATAATCATAATTCATAAGCTATTCCTCCTATATTAAGCCCCAAAATAAAACCAAAGCACACCAACAAGTTTCATCTCTTCTTTAGAAAGCAATTCAATACAATCAAAGTTATAGTCCTTGCTGACACCAACCCTAATAGGAGGTGCAAAGTGTTTTTGTTTTATAGCGATTGTATATTCTGATTCATAGGGAAAAACAGAATCTATATTCTCAACAACCGCGCACATAACCCTGCCATCTTTTCTAACTTCCGCATAACTCTCTATTTTCTGTTTTACATTTCCGACGGAATTATTTAGGAAAAACTCTTTTGGCGCGAGAAAGATGTCCCCAAGTTTCAATTTCTCATTTTTATCCATAAGCTATTCCTCCTCATCTTTTAGTTCAACGAAATCTCCAATGCCAAACGAGCCTTGTTGATGCAAGACGCAATCCAACCCATCAGATAGGCAGAAGGCTCGCCGCCATGTTCCATACCAATATCATCCTCGATGTTATCGCAGGCATGAGAAGCTTCATGGCAACAAACCCCCATCTTCATAGAATCCTTGCTTGCAAAATTAATAAATGAACAAAGCTTCTTATTCGCCTTTTCTCTAACGGTATCGTAGGTTATTGCGTCATAATTAGAGAAATCAACTTCCAAAACCTCGCCATTTCTACCTTCAAAACACTTGTTAGCGTCCTCTTGGCTCATGCCAATAGCGACACATAACAATCTCGGATAGATAACAGGGTCGTATTCGTAATATCCTTTCTTCTTCATATTCTCAACTATTTCTGTTTTGATACAATCTCGATAGCAGACAATAATGTCTTCTCGCTGATACCTTTTCCACTACCAACACCATCTTTCTCTATCTTCTCAATAGAACTCTTTATAGAGCATACTGCATCATCTATGCTATCTGCACTACTCTTTGCATTCTCGATTGATGATTGTAGCTCATCGAAACGCTTGTCTATATAATCCTTCAACCTTTCTTCGTGCTCTATAACGTTTATAGAGTTTGCGATTTTTGCATGCGTCCAGTTTTCTTCTACATTTACATAATAATCACCTTTTATATCATCGTGAGCCTTGGAAGACACAACCCTTAGACACACGAAATCGTCTCCATCCATTACAGCATAT